TCTAGGAGGCATGTTTATCATCAAGCGTTTACATTCACCATTAGCTACACGCTCAAAAGCTTCAGCCATCTTTCTATGATGCGCTCCACACATAAACTCTTGCCATACAGAATCAGCAAAGTCCAAGAAACTATCTTGCGACTGTTCTCTTACAACTGCCTTCTCTAAATTTACTATGAGGTTGTCAAGTTCCTTACGTTGCGGTCCATTAAGCTTAGCAAGATTGTCATCTGTAAGATGACCCATAACCTCTCTCAACTGTTTCTGTGATATACCCATATGTAGTATTGTCAACCATATTACAACTCTATATACTGTAGTGCAAGGGTATCTCCAGAGGACAGTCTTACACTCTCAACAAATCCTGTCCATTCTACCCCGTGAGGCTGGTTAACAGCTATTAGGAACTAACATAGACTAGCCTCACATCCCCAAAATTATATGCAAAATTTTTCTAGCCCTGTGAACCTAGAGCGTTTATCTGTGTTTAGGGGGGTGGGGTATGTAAATGCTTTGTTAAATAAAACTCATTTTTTACTGTGTGAAAATTTGAAACAGTATGTATATGTGTGTGTGCGGAGTCCCGCTTGTGTACAGGGGGGGTGGGGTGTCGCTAAAACTGTGTGCGCCTACGCAGGAAATGTGTAAACACATTGGTACGCGTCACCTGCGCAGTTTGGAGAAGGTTTAAACAGTTCCCTAGTGTAAAGATGAATCTTTATCGGTCTGTTCTTTGCCAAGCAGTTTACTGATACGAGTCATTATCTCATCGGAGGACTCCTTATTAGCATCTGAGACTTCTAGTCTCTCGGTATATAAGTTAGCTACCTTGCCTCGGTAATGTTCAGCAGTTACTGCTGAGCCGATCTGCCCTGTATCAACCGCCTTATCCCTTAGCTTTGCCAGTTCATCGAGGTGTGATTCCCTATCAATAAGAGACCTAGTCTCTTGCTCCGCCAATATCCTTGCGATTTCGTCTTGTATATCAGCTTTTTTGGACAGTCTGTAGCCTTGCTTTTCTGCACTTGTACCGCCCTTGTATCCGGCTAACTCTGCGCTCTTGCCATTGGAATAGCCTTGAGCCTTATACCTAGCATATAAGCGTTCTTTGACGCTTAGTGTACCTATGGGGTTCTTTGTCTTTTGATCTGTCATGGAGGTATGATAAATCATACCTAAACGTAGATCAATTCGTTTCCTTCGGCAACCCCACATTCAATCAGTAGTTGACGTGCATAATGTCCTACGCTACCATGGAGAATGTTGAGAGAATGAAAATGGTAAAGAGGATTGGTTTAAACCCCTTGAACGTAGTGAAAGGGGATTTAAACCTAATCCCCTAAACAACAACTGGAGAAACAGAATGGATAGAAATATATCTGCTGACAAGCTTGAAAAGCTTGAGGAAAAATATGGAGTGGTGTGGTCTACTCCTGACTATGGCACGAAGGCTGAAAGCCTTGACGAGAGTAGTTGGACTTACTCTGACTTACCTGATGGAGAGTACACTCTCATCAGTTGTCAATTAATTGATACCGGATTGTTTGACCGGATGAAGGGCATGAATGCCTACGAACGTCTGTGGCATGCATCATCTACGAAAGCCATCGTAAAAGATGGCTATTGGGATGTTGAGTCTGTGATGAAAGCAACAGACGAACTGCTAAAGCAGACCGGATATCATGGCTACTTTATAGAGAATTTTGCTAAAGCAAAAGAAGGTGCATACAGCTTTGCTGATAGAGACCTTGACCTAAAAGGAGGTGATGTACTTCAAGTACACATTGGCTCTTAACTTTAACAATTTGTTTAAATAACTCTCTGAACATAGTGAAGAGAGTATTTAAACTAAACAACTGGAGAATACTATGGAAAATTATACTGATCGTGAGGCTTGGCTCACCGAAGGTGCGGATCAACTGATCTCTATCTTTTCGATTGATGATGGTCATTGGGATGACATGCCACCCTACAGGGTGTCTGTTGGATATGCACCTCGTCACCGAGGTGGTAAGGTGCTTGGTGTCTGCATACATGCTGATGCATCAAGTGATAATCACTTTGAAGTGTTTATCAATCCTGTGATTGACGATGGCTTTCAAGCATTGGAAATACTTGCACATGAACTTGTTCATGTGGTGGATAAGAATGAGAGTGGTCACAAGGGCAGATTTTCTCGCTTAGCGAGGAAGATTGGTCTTGAGGGCAAGCTTACCTCTACCCATGCCGGTAACCGCTTGAAGGAGCAGATTGATGGTGTGCTTGGTCTCTTAGGAGACTACCCACATGGGGCAATCGATATCGATTTCACAAAGAAACAGTCCACTAGGATGCTGAAAGTATCCTGTGGTAGTTGCGACTTTCACTTTCGTACGAGTCGTAAGAACGTAGCTATGCTAGATATGGAAACTGCACCATGTCCGGCTTGTGAGCAGACTGATAGTCTGTTCGTTGTTTAAACGCAGTTAATTGGAGAATACACATGAATGTAGATTTAATCCTCAGCATTGCTGAAAGTGCTAAAGCAATGTTCGGTTTCCCTTGCACATTGGATACTCTCACCGATGGTGAGCGTAGGGTTCTTAAAAAGTTAGCAGTTGCCTATGGCAAACGTGCTAGTCAGATGTCCGATGAGGAACTCATCGCTCTGTACAACGACATTGATATCGCTCAGCTAAAAGCTGATGCAGATGATGGCGATGGCGGTGATGCAGAGCCACATGATGCAGATGATGCAGATGGTGAAAAGGATGATTCTTCCGAGTCCGAGTCCGAGCATGAGTCTGATGGCGATGGTGAGTCTGATACTCCTCCGGAGTATGAGCCTAAGAACGCTCTTGAGAAAGAGATCGTTGATATCATCAAGAAGGTGCATCCAACATTGGATGATGGTTGCCACGATGGTGTCAATGAAAAGGTGATCGTTGATCTGATTGAAAAGCATGGCGGTGGTAAGACTGTGGTTGAGATACCCAAGCCTAGCGGTGCGGTTGAGTTTGATGGTCTCATGCATGAGAAGTTGCCACAGGTACTCAAAGCCTTGATACGTGGTGATAACGTACTTCTTGTAGGCGGTGCCGGTAGTGGTAAGACCACAATGGCTACGCAGTTGACAGACATGTTAGGCAAAGCCTTTGACCAAGATGATTACCAATTCGGTATGTCAGGTGCTATGTTCCAAGCTTACGAAGTAAGAGGTTACATGGATGCCAATGGCAACTACGTTGAGTCCTCATTCGTTAAGTGCTTTCGTGATGGTGGTTTGTTCCTGTTCGATGAAATCGATGGTTCTAATCCACAAGCATTGGTTGCTCTCAATGCATCTATGGAGAATGACGTAGCTGACTTCCCATGTGGAGTGGTCAAGAAACATCCGAACTTCCGCTTGATTGCATGTGCCAACACATATGGTAGAGGTGCAGACAGAGAGTACGTAGGTAGGAATCAACTTGATGGTGCAACCATTGACAGATTCAAGCCAGTCATCAGCCTTGACTATGATGAAAAGCTTGAGTTGAAGATCAGTCCTGATAGGAACTTTACGAAGATCGTACAGAAATTACGTAAGGCAAAGGATGACATGAAGATACGTTGTGTCATATCACCTAGAGCAAGCATCAAGGGTGGTCGTGCAATACTTGATGGATGTGACATGGAGGATGTGCTTAGTCAGTACGTATTTGGTGGCTTGGATGATGATACTGTGAAGAGGATTCGTACCGAAGCTGGTGTGTAAGACTGTTTAAACAAGGAGAAAGTTATGGCTAATAATAATTTTGCTATGAGGTTTGAGACCTTTGATGAAATGTTAGGGTTTTTAAAAGACCCTAATATACCTAAATGGAAGGGTAGATGTGCATCTGATGATGCCCCTGACAAATGGAGTGGTAACGTAGACGTTAATGGTGCTATGGAACTCGCAGAGTATGGATGGAAAGATGGTAGGCAACACATGTCTGACGAATTGGATATGGCTCATGCATCTACGTCATTCGAGAGACTGCCATCACATGAGTACAACGTAGCCGGATACATGCCTAACATACCTCTGTATGTGTCAGGTTGCCCATCACATATGATGAGTCCGCTTGGTGATGAACGCTCTATGGGTAGAGTGGTTGAGATCAAGGTCAACATAAGTGCATCAGCGCACATCAATGAAAAGACTTTGATGCGTAGAGGTGCAAGCATCCTGTCACTTGTGGACAAGCTTGAGGATAGTGGATTGTCTTGTGCAATTACATTGATTGAGTATACGAAAGCTAATAAAAGTAGTGGCTTGATTGAAATGCCTTTAAAGACTGCCGGTCAGCCATTGGACATAGACAGATGCGCTTATGCGATGGTACATCCATCTATGCTACGCAAGATCATCTTTGCCTTGACTGAACGTCAACTCAATGCCGAAGAAGATTGGTCATGTGGATATGGTACTCCGGCTGAGTTACCACTTCACATGAGGCATGGTTGTGTGTACTTCCCATCTGTGAACGAAATGCGTGAGAGTAACATGGATAGACAGATGTATAGGACGATTAAGATATACGAGAATCAAACGCAAGGTTTAGATTGGGATGGCACTAAGTTAGAAGATAAGTAGTAGGGTATATGAATGTATATGAATATACCTACTACATATAAGGAGAAAAATTATGGAGTATTCAATAGAAGAAAGAATACAGATGGCTATCAAGTTAGCCATTGCAGAAGAAGAACCTAAACTTAAAGAAGGACAAACTCTTAGAGTTGAGGTGACACGTGAGGCAGAAGGTATGCGAGTACATGCATACCCTGTGGATAAAATAACAGGTGAACCTGTTGATAATAAGGAGAGTGATGATGCTTAACATCATAATAATAGTGGCAACTGCTATGGGATTAGTTGCATTTGGTGGTCTAGGTTATACGTATGGTTTACATATTGCCTATGATGTAGGGGGGGTTGATGTGTATGTCCTCTTTGCATCAGGTGTTGGTGTTGGTGTATGTACACTAGGCTTGTGGAATGCTGTGGCTATGGAATGTTTAAACAGAATTAAACCAAGTAACCGCAGAAAAGCTAGGAGGTTTGCATGAGTGAGGAATTTGATACAGACTTAGGTGAACGTGAAGATCATAAGAAAATATATGAGCAAGCGATGCAGAATCTGTACAACGCAAAAGACTTGCTTGCCTGTCTACCTGACCATGGATACATACAGATTGGTATACCCATGAACGCAGTAGATCAAGCGATCAATGCAACAGAGGCTTATGGCGATAGGTTCTTGGAATCTGATATTTAATAGGAGAAAATTATGCAATTTAGCAAAAAAGAAAAAGAAGAACTTATTGAAAGTGTTTCTTATGACTTGAACAGGATTAGAGGTCTTGCCGAAAATCCTGATATTTATTTACTTAGAAATAAAGATGGGTCAATTAGAAAAAATAGTAGCTATACACCTGAAATGGTAGCTGACGCAAGAGAGAGAAAAGTTTTTCTTGAAGGTTTGTTAACTAAGTTAAATGAATTATGAGGATGTGTAAACGTAATGTTAAATTACGTTGACATGTTGGTAACTATAACTAAAATAATATCAAGGAGATATTAACATGAATAAAAAAGATAAAGAGTTCTTACGTAAAATATCCGCAACTGTATGTGCCGAAGGTGACGACTTAGGTGAGGCTATAGATGCATACGAAAGGATATGGGGATTCACAAATACATTTGTAAACATGGTTGGCTTTGAAGAAATCAAAGAACGTGAAGGCGACCCTGTAAGCGTATGGTATGACATGCTTACTGCATTTCTTTGCCACATGATGCTACGTACAGAAAAAGCTTTGGTCAAAGACGTGCTTGAAGATGTAAGCGGTAGGCTTGATTGGTACGAAGAATGGAATCAGCACAGAGTGAAAACCGAACAGATGGTAAAAATGTCTGATGAAGAAGTTCTTGAAGGCATGGATGCTCAAGCTGAGCGTGTACTTAACGATGAAATATTGCACTAGGGGGCGACAATGAGTGATACATATAATGTGATGCACATAAATGATGTGCCTAATGATGAGGGTGTGTTCTTTGAAATAGTAGAGTATGACGAAAAGCCTGACTTAAAAACGATGCAGTCGTGGACTAAGAGTGGAATGATTGAGGTGCTTAACGTCATACATGATGGCAAGGAATGTCATGCGATCATAGACGAAGAAGGTAAGTTTGATAACTCAAACGAAATCAATAAGATGGCTACTACAAAATGGTATAAGTGGCTAAGAAAGACAGGACGTACTGCGTTTGGTGACATGATTGTTGGCAAGTGTAGTGTGTTAATTAATTACGAACTGGAGTAAACGTATGCAAGAAAATATACCGGAGGGTGAACTCACTATGACTGTTGAATTCAAGAACGATGGGGATATCCTGTTGACTGCAAGAGACAGTTTAAACGATGAGACACTTGTGTTTCGTCACGAACCTAACATGGCATTACATAACATGGTGATGGATATGTTACGTAAGATGGGTGTACAACTATTGGAGAGAAACAATGGACTTGACTAAAGCTTATAAGGATTGGCAAAAGAATCCTGATGAGGGGTTGCAACGCAAACCTAAGAGGTGGCAACTGAAACTTAAACTTAATGAATTAAAAAAACAAAAGGAGAAAAAGTAATGGGAGCAGATGTATTTTTAGAGAAGGCATACGATAAGAAGTATGAAGATCACAAGGAAACACTTGATAGCTTTGACAAAGTAGGTAGCGAAGTAGAACTAAGCGAGGCACAAAGACAACACATGTCGAACATATATGATGACCTGTATAAACAGGGTGACGTGTACTTTCGTGATTCGTACAACTCAGGTAGCGTACTGTGGGCGATGAACCTGTCGTGGTGGGAGGATATCTTGCCTATGTGTGATGACGAAGGTTACTTAGACACCGATGGTATACGTAAATTTCTAGACATGGTTGAGGATGCACCTTTGCATGTGAGTCAGGGATTCCAAGACAACATGCCTAGCGAGTGGACGTATGACGATGCTATGAAGTACCTACAAGGTGAGGCAGACTTACTTATATCTTTCTTACAGAAAGCTTTGGATACTAAAGATAGATTGTCATGCAGTCTGTAAAGAAAACCACGTGGCACATTAAGCCACATGAAGTTAACATAGACTTTACAACTCCCGAACAGAACCAGATGCGGGAGAGGCGTTTAAACAATGCAAATGAATGGCTTCACAAATCCTTACAGACTGACTGTTTGTGGGGGATTGTGATAGCTAAACAAGTTTATGATGCTATAGATAACAAGGAAAACAAATGAATAAAGAAAAAATAAAAGAACAGTTAGCGGACATATCAGAGTTAATGTTGTATGTAGATAAGCCTTACAGGATTGAGGCACTACATGCTTTGTACAGAGAGGTAGAGCCTATAAACTTTTGGACTATGTTCCATCAGTATTGGAACTCAGTTGAGAATCCATCTGACTTCATGCCTTTAATCAATGACATGTTTGAGTATGACGATTGGGGTTTTAATTATGACATGTTACAAAGCGAGCATCGTTTGGGTACACTTGAGCCTGACGACAAGGCTTTCTTTCTTAGTTTGCCTGATGAATTTGCAGTATTCAGAGGGTGTCATAGCTTTAATGAACAAGGGTGTTCATGGACTACCGATAGAAAAGTAGCTGAGAAGTTTGCGTTACGTATGGCTATAGATAATGAGTACATACTCTTGCAAGGCATGGTACGTAAGACAGATATCATCTGTGCTTATGACAACAGGAAAGAAAAAGAAATCGTTGTGCTACCCAAGAAGGTAATCATCGTGGGTAGAGAACGTGCTAATGACCCTATACTTAGGGGTGAAGAGTTCAAGAAGTTCAGCGACACATCAAATGTGTATCACATGGTACAGACAGGTAGGTATAGGCAGTTGCAAAGCGATGAGGACTTGCGGTCTTTGGCTGAAAGCCATTGGATATTTGACATAGAGAGTAAAGGTGTAAACGCAGTAAGAAAATACGTCTTGTGGTTTGAGGATTTAATTGGTCTTATAGCAAAACATCATCTTGATACGTTTGCACCTAGATGGTTTGCACATGCACATGACAGATATGTAACAGGCAAAGACATACTTGAAGGCGACCCACGTAATGTGGTCAAGCAAGCAGAAGAACTAAAGCGAGCAAAAGAAAAGCTACACGAAATGAATGGAACTAAACCAGTTACCAACGCTGAGTTAGATGACATCATTGACAATGCTATGCGACAAGCAGAGGAGAATGATGCCAAGAAGAAATAAGTCTCCCTATTGGCTTGAACAAGCCATAGATTTACGCAAGAGAGGTGACTCTTTAACAGAGATATCCAACATAATCTTGCAACCAGTCTCAACAATAAGATATCAACTCAATCTTAATCTTACACAGGATGAGTATGATGCATTATGTCAACCATCTAATCCGCCTGAGAGTGCAGAGCGTACCGCAAGGATACGTGAACTGCATGAAGAGGGTATGAATGGCAATCAGATTGCCAATCTTGTAGGTGTGTCAAGGCAGTATGTATACAAACTCATTCGTATGTGGAGAGAGCAAGAGGATGCTGACTTAGATCGTATCGTAGAGAAAACTAACTTATCATTAACAATAGACGAATGGAGGAAAACAAAGATATGTTAAATAAAATAAAATCGTGGTTCAAGTATTGGATTGTAGATAAGCCTGAACCTAAAGAAGAAGTAGAAGTATCTGTAGATGCAACCACAGAAAGTGGTAGCGTTTCAGCAACCGCTACACCTACAAGGGTAAGAAATGAAGTCGGTAAGTTTGTAGCCGATGACCCTAGTACACCTGATGTAAACGAGGCGTGGGTAGGTGGTAAAGCACCGGCTAAAAAATCTAAGAAGAAAAAATCTAAATAGTTGGATAGCCGAAGGCTTTGGAGTATCGCCCACTAACAGGGTCATACTCCAAGTCTACCTGACCTAGACTACCTGACTGTTTAAACCTCATCTTCTTTGTGTGTATCCGCACATCCCTACTTCCCTGTGTGAAGTCTCTTTCAACTATCAATATCACATCAGCTTTGTTTGCAAAGTTTGCACTACCGGCAATGTCATAGGGTTCTACTAAAGGGAACTCACCATCAGCAGACCTACGCATCTTAGCCGGATGCGCTACGAAGAACACATGCACACCATACGTGAGCGCAAACCTTTTTATCTTAGACATCATCTGACTGACGTATTCTGTCTCTGTCATGCCTTGTGGTCGTTGATGATCGAACTCGTTATAGGGGTCAAAGATTACTGCGTTGACACCATACCTCAATACTGCGCTGATGCTTGCCTCCAAGCACCAATCTATCGTAGGTGATTCGTCCTCTGATCTTATGAAGAAGAAGTGTTGTGCCAACCAATCGTAAGCATCTAGCAACTCTTCCTCATCCATCTTAGGAGTAGCACCATCCCTTGTAGGTTTACCTACTTTCTTTTCTGCAAGCTTGTTTAGATGTTCGCTTACAGGGTTTTCAAAACTACATATCGCCCACTTATAATCGTGCATACGTGCCATGTTTACTGCGATTGCATCTATGAACTCAGACTTACCACAGTTAGGCACACCACTACATATGGTTACTTCTGATGGACGTACTAAGAATATATCGTCTAGGGTTTCTATGCCTGTGGATAATCCTTTGCGCAACCCCCCCCTAAACAACTGCAAACCCTCTTCCATAAATCCATTTGCAGTATACAAAGACTTGATTGGATATGGCTCAGCTGTGTTTAAACATTGTTGCAGCGATGATCTGTCGTGTTTACATAGTATCTCATTGCCATCTTTACAATTATCAGGATATGTAATTATGAAACATCTTTCCCTACCTATCCTTCTTGCCAACTCCTCACGACATTGGATACCGGCATCATCGTTATCAAGTGCTAGATAAATTCTTTTGTACTTGTTGAAATCAAACTCGCTTAACCAATCCATCTTTCTATCACTTGCACCATCAGGTATAGACAGTACGTTCTCTGTGATTAACTTCCAAGTGAGTGCATCCATCTCGCCCTCGCAGATCAGGATCGTGTCCGTTGAGTCGTTTAAACAATCAATTCCATAAGGGATGCGCTCACAGTCAGGTAGTTGGGCGTAGTGTTTATCAGGCGTGCGAAACTTAATATTTACAGGCACACCCTCCTCGTTCTTGTACACAAAGGCAATACAGTCTTGTCGTTTGTTATTAACAAAGTGTGAGACTACACCCACTCCATGTTTGTCTGCAAAGTCTGTGTCTATTCCTCGCTCGTTCAAGAATTGTTCCGCCCATGTACCTCGTACACTTTTTGTGTTGGGTATTATGGATGGTTTCTTAGGCGCAACCTTTCGTATCTGTGGTGGTTTCTTCAATGACTCTCGCCATGCGTTGCCCTCCCACAAGCAATGATGGCATCGCCATCGTGCGCCCTGTTCATTTATATTTATTGACAGGCACAAGTCACGTTTGTTCTTGCGTTCATGCGAACACTCAGGGCATGTAGTTTTCTGTTGCCCTATGTCATAGTGCCTAAGATGTATTCCTTTATCGTTTAGTTGTTGGTCTAAAGTTTTAGTTAGTTTTACTTCGTTCATGGCATCCTCTTAAATATATGTTTGCCATCTTCACCGAGCCTACGTCCTTGCTCGTCCTTTTTATTCTTGTCTTTGAATCTTGCATCCACATTGACAAGATAATTTACTGTGGACATATACCATTTCTTTCTTGATTTATCGTCAGCCTCCTCTGATAACCACACGTCACGTGACATCAGGACTGCATCTAAGTTAGGTATGTTTGTGAAGGTTTTAAGCCATTTGTCATAGTCAGCTTGAGTCAGCCTGATTACAACACCTTCAAAGGCATATTCATTTTCCATATTTTTCTCCAGTTTTTTATGGACTTACTCTCATGCTATTCTTTGAGGATTGAGTTATGGCATAGGTCTAACATCCTTGTGTGTAAACAAAGAGTAGACATTACGCCATGCTAATCTTCTCGGACATCGCCATTGGCATCAGACTACTGCACTCAATGTCTGATTCGTGTGCTACTTACTTAAATCTAGTGCTTTAAGGCATACTGCGTTCACACTTTCGGTCTCGCATTTGGCTATGTATGCATCCCATAGTAACCATCAATGAACAAATGCTATGGTCTTACCCCTCCACTTGTTCTATTTACAAAATACTATAGAATGTATTTTGCGTGCAAGTTTTTTTTTAAAAAATTTTTACGTTGATAAATTTATTCATGGTTTATCACTCCAGTTATAAGGGGAAAAGGTCTCGATAGCGTTAAATACTTTTCCCCTTAATCTGCACAAATTTACACAAATGTTTGACAACTTATTGAATCTAGTATTTAATAGATAGCGAGAGTGTAATATGAAGTATAGCAATGTGAATAATCTTCCGGATGTTTTTGCGAAAGCAGTCGTCCGAGATACGTATTCACGTGGCAAGGCTGACATATCCGCAACAGGACTACTCAAGCCACCTAGACAAGCACACCTAGCATATCAACATGACGATCAAATCGTAGTCGATGTTTCCAAGCAAGTGTGGTCTCTGTTTGGAAGGGCGGTGCATCACATCCTAGAATTAGGAACACTAGATGGTTATATCTTAGAGCAAAGATACTTTGCTCAATGTTGTGGATGGACAGTATCAGGTCAAATAGACGTACAAAGATTAGACCCTCAAGGCATAACAATTATGGATTGGAAAACTCGTAAGGCTTATGCGGTGATGAATGGTCGCAGAAGTGATGTTGAGCAACTCAATATATACGCTTGGCTTGCTCGCAAGAATGGTAGGGAAGTATCCCAACTACAGATTGTTAACATTATTCGTGACCATTCCTCATTTGAGGCTGAAAGAAATCCTGATTATCCACAAAGTGAAGTTACTGTTACTGACATAGACCTATGGACTTTTGCAGAACAAGAACAGTTTGTGCGTGATAAAGTGGAGGCACATCAGTTATCTGCTATCACCTTGCCTGATTGTACAGACGAGGAAAGATGGAAGAGACCTGACAAGTTTGCGGTGATGAAATCCGGTGGTAAGAGAGCGTTTAAACTATTTGAATCACAGGAATTAGCCCAAGAATTTGTTGAGGAACACGAAGATTACGTCATAGAACATCGCAAGGGCGAAGCGATTCGTTGTGCAAAGTTCTGTGATGTGTCTGCATTTTGTGACCAATATCAAGGAGAATTAAATGGAAATGATTGATGACACGACAGGTGTAATTACGTCTAGTCGTACAAGTGAAACATTAGGTGAGTTAGGAAAGGCACTAGCGGAGGCGCAGTCTGAGTTCCCAACCATACCTAAAACCAAAACAGTTGAGGTGCGTACACATGATGGCAAAAGCTACAAGTATAGTTACGCTGATCTAGCTGATATATTAAAAGTTATAGTTCCTATAACTAGCAAGCATGGTTTATCTGTGGTGCAAATACCAATCGTTAGTAATAAAGGTAACACCTTAGTCACAAGACTACTACATAGTAGTGGTGAGTGGATGGAAAGTGAGTTGCCATTAAGACAACAACGTGATGGCGCACAAGCTTTAGGTTCTGCGCTGACTTACATGCGTAGGTATGCGCTGAGTTCTATGCTCAACATAGCTACAGATGTAGACGATGATGGACAGATAGCAGACACAGATCATGTAGGTGCTGAGCCACAGGTACAGAAAGGTGGCAAAGTAAAAGAGCCTAGCAACACAGAGGATTTACATGTCTTTATAGAAAACCTTCTTGAAGAGGCTAGAGGTAAAGATACTGTAATCGAAGTAGAAAAACTTTGGTTAGCTAGTGCGGAAAAAACTGCACAGTTGCAAAGGCAAGATAAGAAAAAGTTTGATGAGGCAGTTGCCGAGTTGAAAAAAATCAGAGAGGTCATAGATCAAGATGAAGTTTAACCGATGGGTGTGTGCTTTCAGCCACCCAATTCATCAAAGGCTAGTCCTCTTTGGGTTAAGAAATGGATAGTGTAAGGCGGTTACTCACAAAACTACCGCCTTACATGACTTGTTTAATTAATGGAGAAAAATATGGAAAAAGAATACCCTGATAGTCTTAGGATATTTCCTAATAATGAGAACCCTGATAGCGCAGTAGATGTGAGCGTGTTCTTTCGTGTGAAAGGCGAGGAACATAAGCTACGCATATACAAGAACAGGAACAAAGTTGAGGGTGATAATAGACCTACATACCTAGTTAAGTTGACTCTTAATGGTGAAGATTTAGAGGCAAACAGTTGGGAGAAAGTTTCTAAAGAAGGTAAGAAATACTTTCAAGGAACACCTAAACCACCTGATGTTGGCTATCAATCACAAAATACTACTGGTACACAAAACACCGCTATAGGTAGTGACACATCGTTTAAACCTTCTGACGATGACATCCCCTTCTAACGATTGGGCGGACAAGATACGTTCACAGAAGTATCTAACTTTTGTGCGATCACATGGATGTTTAATTTGTAGTAGACCTTCGCAAGCGCATCACCTTACACACATCATGGAAGGCTCACGTGGAATGAGGCGAACAGGAGATCAGTTTGCAGTACCGCTTTGTGAAGAACATCATCGCTTACTACATGCTCATGGTAATGAGGGTAGATGGTGGGCGATGGAAGGAGTAGACCCTTTGGAGTGGGTGGATGAAAAATGGAAAGAGTTCAACGAGAAATAAAAGTTACTTTAACACCGGCTGAAATGTTAACTGCCGGACAACAAGGACTTATGCGCATGGTACAGAATCTACGAGACAATCGTACACCTAAGTATGGTGCGCCTAAAGACATGACCGCATGGGCGATCAACATCTATGGCACTATGGGCGAGGCTTGTGTTGCCAAGTGGGGTGGCTTATGGTGGAGTGGTTCGCTTGGTGACTATCAAGCGGATGATGTGCAGAAGTTACAAGTACGCACAGTAGATCACAGTAAGAAACGATTGATACTACATGATGACGATAAGGACGACAGACCTTACGTGCTTGTATATGCAAACCCCCCTGAGTTCTATATCAAGGGGTGGATTATGGGTGCTGATGGCAAGGATAAGAAGTATTGGAGTGACCCACAGGGTACGAACAGACACGCTTACTTCTTGCCTGATGATGTGTTACATGACATTAATGAATTGGAAATAGGCTTATGGCTTTGAAAAAAGTATTTGAAGAAGAATTTGAAGAAAAGATATTTGAAAAAGAATTAGAAAAAGAAATGAAATGGGTTGGTGTAGCCATCATAGTCTTTGTTTTGTTTGTCATATTCTTACTGTCCTTTGCAATCTTAGTAGTAGCTAATGCAATCTTAGCTGATGTTGAGATATTAAAATTTATTAATAAGTAGGAGAAATAAATGGGTAGACCTAAAAAGAAAATACAGAAAAGAGAACGAGTGTTTAACAAAATAAGTGATGCAATAGATTACTTACAGTCTAGTTGGTTTAACTTAATCAAAGTGGTATTTATTACAGGCTTGGTGTTATTCACCTTATGGCTTGGTCTTGTATGGATGCCGACTGTTGAAAGAATAATCTTTGAAATTAGATATTATTAGGAGTGCAGTATGACAGTAGGTAAAGATGTACTTGAGAAAGCCTTACAAGGTGTTGAGGCAAAGAAACACGCATACAGGCAGACAAGGGAGGGTACAGTAGTTTCTTTCCTTATACATCCTGATGATGTGCCTAAGTTATTAACGCAAGAATTATCTGTTAGTCAGATAGGTGCTAGGTATATGTTGGGTATTGTCAGGATGGAAGATGAAACTGATTACCCTGTGATACCTGAAGAAGTAACCATAGGTGAACGTGCATTTAAACGAGCATGTTTGATATGTCGTGACCCCAGCTACATAAGCTGGGTACGTTTAAACTCTGAACGATGGATGCAGTTGTACTCTGTGGACGAGTCAGAAGAAAACGATGAGACATATGCATCTGAGGTAATCAGAAATGTCTGTGGTGTTTTAAGTCGTAAAGATTTAAAAGAAAACAAAGAAGGTCAAACTAAATTAACTGAGCATATAAACGAATTTATGCAAGCAGTAGGAAGGTAGTGAAAGAAAAATATGAAATTAAAAAAGTTTCTTATGAAGAAACAAAACCTTTTATATTAGATATTCATTACGCAAAGAGGATGCCACCACTACAAATTGCTTATGGTCTTTATTCTGATAAAGATTTATTAGGTATATGTAGTTATGGAATACCACCATCACACACGCTACTCAAAGGAGTATGTGGAGAGCATTTTAAAAAAGATGTTATAGAGTTGAATAGATTGGTTTTAAAAAATAACAACAAGAACGAAGCATCTTTTTTAGTAGGCAATTCTCTAAAGAAGTTAGGCAACAAAATTGTTGTTAGTTATGCAGACTCAACACAAGGTCATGTAGGTATTGTGTATCAAGCCACAAATTTTTTATACACAGGTATTACTAAACCTATTAAAGAAATTTATTTAAAGTCGAAACCACATCTGCATCATGCTACATACAGAGGCAAAACTTACAAACAAATGGAGGAAGAATATGGTGATGATGTAGGTTACAGATTAAGGTCTTTAAAACACAGATATGTAATATTTGTGGGAGATAAATCTTTTACAAAAAAAGCTAAAGCCAATCTTAATTACCCAATCATGCCTTATCCAAAAGCAAAAGCAACATAGGAAAACAAATGAAAATAGATAAAGATATACCAATACAAAAAGCAAGGTCAGAAACTAGAAAAGACATTGAGAAGATGGAAGTGGGTGACTCTATATGGGTCAACACAAAAAAAGATTCTGAAAGATATAGACATGCAATGATACGTTTGGGTTGGTCAGTTACAGTAAGAAAGACCGAAGAACCTTCTCCTAATGGTTACAGAATATGGAGAACAAAGTAATCTACTCGTCTAAGTCTCTGTAGTATTCTACGATGGCAAGGATATCCCTTGTGTATCTCTTGATCTCAGCCATGTTGTTGCTGATGTTCTCATAATCCTTCGTTGTAAGCGCATAATAAGCCTGTCTAGGTGCTTTACCTTCTTCGACAAGGGTGAGGTACTCTTGCATGATTTCAGGCGTTAGAACCTCCCAATCGAACTCCATCATCTGCATTTCCATAGGCAATGGAGGGTGAAACATAGGCGGTCTTTCCTCTATGTTGACCACTTCTATAGGCTTGACTGCCTGTCTCATCAACGAACATCCACTTGCCAACAGGCAAAAGCTAATCAGTATTGCTAGTTTCTTCATCTGTCTCATCAAATTGTGTAGGGTTAGTTATCTTAACTAGGTCATCGAACACTCTCTTGCTCGCTCTATTGACTCTAGTTTGTATCATCTTGGGTTTTGCTAGGGCAAGATTATCCAAGTCATGCTTAGCGAATGTCTGCTTGAGTGCGTTTACTTCACGCATAGACTCCTGATTCTTCTTTGTTAAGCTGTCTATCTGCGCATAAGTCTGCGCTTGCTGTTCCAAATTCTTTTTTATTTGCTCATTCTGTTTAGCGACTTCAGTTTCTAGTACGATCTGATTTGCCTGAAGCTGCGTTATAGTTGCGTTTAAACTCCATATCCATATACCAGACAAGACCAGAGCGATTGCAAGTCCGACACTTATTTTAAACATCTTCACCACCACGTGCGGGCGCAGCCAATTTTTTATAGTGTGTAAACATCTAATGCTTTCTCCTTACCTTTTACATGTAAAGGTTCTAATAATCTTAACTCATAATCACTTTTTATAGCAGTGTTATATCCTATTAACACATCAACACCAGCCTCTTTTGTACCGCTTTCTAGTCTTGCTCCTATATTTACAGCATCACCGATAGCTGTGTAATCAAATCTAGATTCACTTCCCATGTTTCCTACTACAGCATAGCCTGTGTTTATACCTATACCAATAGCTACAGCTGGGATACCCCGGTCCGCTAACTCTACGTTTAAACTTTCCATGTTACGCTGTATATCCACAGCACAATCTATAGCTTTATTTTCATGGAAGTCTTGGTCTATAGGTGCATTAAATATTGCCATCATTGCATCACCTATATATTTGTCTACCATACCACCATGTTTTTGCACCGCACTTTGTTGTGCAGTCAAAGCTTTATTCATAATGTAGGTAACGTCTTCCGGTTCAAGAGACTCTGACATAGAAGTGAATCCCCTAACATCAGTAAATAAAAAGGTAGCATATCGTTTTTCTCCCCCTAACTTTAACAAGCTAGGATTTTTTTGTAATTCTTTTACCTGTCTTGGGTCAAGATAATGTTCAAATTGTTTTTTTATTTGTTGTCTTAACTTGTATTGTTCTCTAAATCTTAAGTAGAAAGCAACACTTGCAGTAATAAATTGTGATATCAATGCCCAAGTTACATCTATTAATATACCACTTTGTATCGTATAAACGCCATAGAAAGCCGTAGAAGCAAAAACTATAACAAAGGATGATATCCCTAAAGTAATACCAAATACGTTTAATACAAGCCAAACAAATACGACAGAGGCAATAAATAATAATATCTCTAGTGCTAGAGCGTAGTCAGGTATGTAAGGACTATCTTGTATAAGTATACTTTCAGCTAAGCTTGCTTGTATTTTATGTGGTTCTAATAATCCTATAGGCGTAGCTAACTGAGGCATAATACCTTTAGCTGTAAAACCTATAAACACAAACTTATCTTGTACATCCATAGTAGCTAAGTCTGTCTGCGGTGTATTAACCCAACTAATCCACTTACGACCTAAAGAATCTACAGGCACAGGTGGCAAACCTCTAACTCGTATCTCTTCTAATCCATTATCATTTGTTTTAATAACATAAGTATCTGCACCAGCCAGTATCTTTAATACTTCTGTTCCGTAAGCTGGTGTCCATCCATCAGGTGTACGCATTAACAAAGGAAGTCTACGTATAAGATTATCTACATCGGTCCGGGCTACAGCCAAACCCTGCGCTGCTGATTGTTTAAACATATCAATGTTCTGGATCACACCTTCTATTTGCATCCCGCCTATATCATCACCCAATATTACAGTACCAGTAGTAGGAGGATATAAGCCATTGTTACCTTCAAACATTGCCAGCACGGACGCAGCCTGCTCTAAAGATTGTTTAAACTCTACATCACCACCAAATCTGTCTGGCTGTGGGAAGGCGATTACCCAGCCAATACCAGAAGCACCATTTTCTAACAACTGCGCTTGTATCTCACTTAACCTCTGTCTTGGTAAAGGATAACCGCCCTCGTTAGTTATATCATCTTCAGTTATATTAAGTACAGTAAAATATCCTGAAGGTTCTTTCTCTTCTACAAAAGCATCAAAGGTTTTTAGTTTTAATATTTCATAGGCTACAGGTTGATAAATATATATTGAACCTAGCGTAATAAACAAACCTATAAATATAATACTTTTCTTCATCCTGACCCTTGTTTAATTGTTATTGTTGTAGATGAACCACCATTAATCTTAACTGTATTAGCAACACCATCTTGTATAAGTATAATCGTATAACTATTAGAACCATCAAGATTTAATCTTGCACTTTGATTTACTGTTCTGTTTAAACTTATAGTCTGCCCTGTAACTATAGTTGTAATCTGTGTATCTTTATCTTGTCCTATTTCCGTACCAACTATACGAATACCTACACCGCCTTGTTTTAATTGATCTTCTTCTTTAGATATAGCTAATGCATCTAATACATTAAGTAAATCTTCTAAAAAATTTACATCTAAATAGTTTACATCTAGTTCTGTGAACTCAAGGTCTGCCTCTGCATCAAGAAAATCTTCATTCAAATAATCTATATCAAGATCATCAAACTCTAAATAATCTACAGATGATTGTGTTCTTGTTTCCTCTATTGATTGTTCTGTTTCTTGCGGAGGATTAACAATCAACATGTTATCTATTAAGTCTAGTGATATATCTAACGTAACAGGTTTAGTAGGATTGTTTTCATATACAGATACTGTGGTAGCTTGATAAGGTTTGTTTAATGTAACGCTACCCATAGCTGTAGCTACAACTATCTCGCCACTAGATATACCATTCTCATCAGGCAACAATATAACTAGACTTCTACCTAATTCATCTACTGTACAAGTAAAGTCTGTACCCCTAATAGCTATATCAGCAGTAGGTGTTTTAATAGATATATTACTTTTATTATTAAACTTGCCTGTAATAAAACGTGCTGTACCACTAGCAAACTTAAGTGCCATCTTAGATTTTGATGGGTCAGGGTCATAGATATATTCATCTATAACTAACTTAGAATGTTCAGTTAATTTAACTGTAGAACTATCTTCAAAAGTAATGGCAACTCTGCCCGCCTCTGTGCGGACATCATCCATTTGTTGAATGTTAAACTCTAGTTCAGCACCATAAGGTTTGTCTCTTAAGACTTGTGCATTGCCTCTGAGTTCAGATATAGAACCTATATCAACAGACGAATGAAGTTGTTGCGTCTGACTGAGTAACGCAAACTGTACCATTAGAGCCAACAGATGTAATCTTGAGCCAATCATTATCAGATGTAGATTCCTGATCTATATTAAATGTTCTTGATCCACCTGTATGATCTAGGTAGAAATAACCACCAGCATATCCATCACCATCATAGGTTACAGTATTATCATTACCATCAATATCCATGTAGTTAGTAGCACCATCTACATCTATAGCTGCTGTAATACTATTACCCCCACCTTGCACTATCCAATCTAAATCTAAATTAGCAGCAAGTGCAGTCATAGCATGATTGAGTGTCATAGTATTTGTATTACCTGTGACCTGTACATTTACATTAGAACCATCTGCACCTGTGGCATTGGTTTCATCAGTAGACATATTGAATGTATTACTATCACCTATAAATGAGAAGTAACCTGTGTAAGTATCTGCCCATATATCACCAAGAAATTTATTTGATGCACCTTTCTGTAATATGTCTAGCGTCATAGTTGCACCATCTAAATCCAATGGAGTCATATTAGAAGCACCAGCTGTAGCATCTGATCCACCAATAATATTACCACCACCGCCAACTTGTTCTATATCTAAGTTAGATGTTGCACCTGACTGATCTATGTATACTTCATTGTCAGCTGTATATACGCTAAAAGATATTAGTAGAAACAATAAATTAAGTGTGGTCTTTTTGTTTCCAATAACCTTTTTCATAACCCTCCTCTATTGTTTGTAGAACTGCTAACTCAATAGCCATCTGCAAAGCAATATTTATAGACTCATTCTCTACTATACCACTTTCAATTTCAACTAATTCAGTATTATTTGTATAAAATCTGAACACATCTGAAGAGATAGATGCACTAAGAATTGACTTAGTTACTAACACTTCTAACAATATTTTACCTGTGCTTACTGAAACTGTACGTAAAGATATAGTAACTGAGTCCTGTCTATATTGTTTTGATGCACCTATACCTAAGTATCTTGCACCAGCACCACCTGATTTAACATTGGTTTCATAACTTACAACACCACCTTCCATTAATAAACCAGCAAACAATAAAGGTTTTACCTTTTGTTTTTCATCAAATGACTCACGAGTTGTACGTATAATCTGTCGTTCTTTAGTAAGATTATCTAGTCCTGTACGCTCTACTACATCAAATACATTAGAGTGTTGTAATGCTCTAATAAGATATGCATCAGGTGCTTGTGTTACTGCTGTGCTAAAACTAGCATACTGGCTATTACTTCTACGCTGTCCTGTATTATCTTTAAACGAGGAAGGATATATAGCTACTACAGGTTTGCGTTCAGGTTTAGATACTTCTGCTAGTTTAGTTAATAGAGAACCAACTTCTGCTGGCTCAATGTTCCTTATCGGGGGCAACCCATTATCTAATGGGGGTATGATTAATGAACAACTAGAAAGTAAAAGAACCAAGAGGTACAGTAATTTCTGTTGTATTGCCTTCTTCATCTGTAATTATAAGTGTTACTTTGTCATCCTCTACTTTGTATTCTATGGTGTTGCCTTCTAGTTCTAGGATACCAAACTCAGATGCAGTCTCTCCAAACAAACTATCTACTAATTGTCTGCTTAGTTGTGCGTATATTCTACTCTCTAGGTTACGTATAAATCTAGCTAACGTAGTGTTATCAGCTTCTCTTTCTAGTTCTTCTACATAAGCTTGTATCTCTTCACGTATAGCTTCTTTCCTAGAGAACTCTTGGTTTTCTATAGTTAGATAGTGACTGGATGTACCAACACCTGAAAAACTAGGATTTTTAAATTGATGCACCATTTCATCAGACTGTAACTGTTGTATTACCACAACTAATAACACCAATGTTATACCTACAATCGCAAATATATTATCGTTGTTTTGCATCTTCCTTTTCTTTTTCTTTAAGTTCTAAGACTGTGTTTACCTTTTGTTGTAAACGAATCATATCTTGATCTAACAATCTAAGCTGGTCGGTAAGCCTAATGATTGTTGTTTTCATTTCGGCAACTGCTGGGTCTATCTTATTGGTTATAGTCTGCCATACAAAGTATACGAAATATCCTAGACCTACTACCATAACTACAGGAAAACCAAAGTCTTGTACTATCTTTGCTATATCCATTAGTCTCGCCTTGCATCTATACTGCCATCCTCTACAAAGTTCTCTGCTCTAGCTATGCGTTCTAAGTCTGGCGATATGTTAAGTGCGCTAGATACACTGGTATCTATACGTATGATGTCGTTGTTCATTGTTGATGCTCTTGTTATAAGCATCTTAGATATACCCTCTATGGTTTTGATCTCATCTACTAGACCATCCATGAGTTGTTTCATAACTAAGAATATAAAGAAAGCCATTATTAATCCACTAGCTATAGGCAGTCCTAGCTTAGCTATTAGATCAAATGCTTCTGTCACGATGCCACTCTATCTCTCAACCTTTTGGCTCTGTTCCCTACCTGTGTCGCCCATCTACTATCCATCATTTCGACAGCGGCTGTTTGGAAATCTCCTTCCTCCATAGCCTTCAAAAATTTTTTGAATCCTCCCAATCTAGGTAGACCTAAGTTGAAAGCCATGTTCGCCATAACTCTTTGTTTATCATCATCTAAGTCTCTCCACCATGACATGTTTCTATCTAACTCCATACACACTATGTCTATGTCAGCGTTTAAACACTCTAATATTCTTTCTTCAGATACTGGTGTTCCTACATCCATGCCATATTCTTTATCTTTAGGAATAATTAAATGACCAACACCAAATGTTGGGTATCCTAAATGGTCTAAATATATTTCATATTCAAACCCTTCGTCTTGTATTATTTCTTTTACTAATTTATCTCTATCCATCTTGGAATTTACTCTCCCTTTCTAATATATGTCTTGGTATTGCTGTATCTATTTTATACCTTTGCAATAAATCTACTTTTTCTTTAATCATCTGCATGTATCTCTGTCTTAATCTATCTTTCTTTTCTTGTGTATAAGATTGATTTGCCATTGCATACTTAAATCTTTGTTGTATATCAAGAATCTCTTGTCTCATCTTCTTAATATTTCTTATCCTAGTTTCTTCTGTATCTAATCCATATACGTTTACTCCAACAAAACGTAACAATGCTTGTGGCACAGTATCTGCTGGTGCGCCTGTTGGTCTAGGTATATCTTGTAATGCTTTAGTAGTTTTACTTATAGCACCATTAGGTGTTAACCATGAAGGCATACCTAAACTATACATATACCAAAACATATTTTGTATTCTATCTTCTACAGGATCACGTTTATCCCATATAGTACGTTGTGTAAACGGGTCTTTATTAGTTTTAATTGCTAGGAAAATATCTGAAAAAGGTCCTGATAAAAATCCTGTTGTCCTTTGTGCTTCAAAGAAATCACCACCAGCTATATCTCTTACTGCATCTGTGTACATAGTCCAAGGAAAGAAATATCCTATATCTAAAAATTGATATCTTCCATCACTGTCTTTAAAAGGCAGTACATAAACACCTGTTCTTTTAGCAAGCCAAGGCTCTAATCCTTTTTGTAACTTTTCTTCTTCATCATCTTCAAAACCAAATGCATATGCAGATAAAGCAGTAAGTCCAGCTGATAAGGCTACGTATGGTGCATATCTAAATGGATGATTAATAGCTGCTTCAACTAAAGCTGGAAATGCTTTGTAATAAAAAGTAAAGAAAGGCATACCTATAGGTGCTTTCCTAAATAACTTACCAGCCATAGGTACATCGGAATAATCAAACAAAGCTTTCTGTGCAAGTTGAAATGCATCAAACTCTGACATGCCTTGTCTTTCCATAGCATCTATTATTACTGCTGTCTTACCTACAGATTCTGTAAATTGATATACATCACCAGCAGTTTTAAATACTCTAGCAGTTAACAATTTTGGCAGTCTAAAAAACTTAGCTACTGGTCCTAGTGGATCAACTTCTTGTAACAAATCTAAATACTCTTCACTTATTTGTAGCATTTCTTGATTTGTAAACTGTGTATTTTGTATGCCGTAATCTTCAGCTATCTTCCAATACTTACCATTACTTCTTATTTGTTCTATAGCTTGTCTCATTCTAGGCAATACTTTATGTATAGGCACACCCCCAACTATATTCATAAGTATCATGTTAGAACCTACGTTACGTACTACAGTTGGTGGGTTAAGTGGTACTTTAAGAAGTTTCCAAATACTTGTGCCTTTTTCTAAAGCAGCTATGGTTTTACTAAAAGCATTATCAGTATCACCCATAGTAAAAGTACCTATGACATCATCATAAATTTCTTTTCTTACAGCCACACCTCTCATCATTCCATACTGTTTAGTAGTAGGTAGTCTCTTAAAGTTTTCATCTAATGGTTTATCAGCACCATATCCTAGTCTTTCTGCTACAGGCATTCCTAGTTGTTCATATTGCTGTGCAAGATTTCTCATAGCTAGTGCTTGTTCAGGTTGACCATTCTCAAAATAAGTTGCTTGTTCTTGTAATCTTTTAGCTTCTTCTAATAACCACAAAGCACTTACCTTTTGTTCTACTCCACCTTGTTCAATAGTAACTAACATATCATCATTACGTATTGCCCAGTTTTGATTCTTAGAAACTTGATTAAAAAAATCTAATATTGCCATATCACGCAATGGTCTTTGTACACCAGCAAGAACTCTATACTCTGGTGATAGTTCTGTTATATCACCTAGTATTAATTTAGTTTCATCTGTTAAATCTTTCCTAGCTTTTGTATATGAAAACTTAGTACCTGTTGGATTATTAAGAATATGTTTCATATATAACAAAGGTAAATATGTTCCTCTATTTTCTTCAAACTTTGATCTAGGTAGTACACCTCTTTGAACTAACATCTGTCCTATTCTATCTATAGCTTGTTTACTTTTAACAGCAACCTTTCTTAAACCTTCATCTGTTATAAGTGCAGGGTCTGCATCCATGCCACCCTCTATAAAAGCATTAAACTGTTGTACATTTCTATTAAGTTCTTCTTTAGTTTTTTGTGATTTTCTAGGATTAAGATATTGTCCTAGATCATTATAAAAATCTTTAGCTACTTTTTCGGCTTTATTAATTTCACCAGCAGTTAATCCTTTTAATCTTTGATATTCTTTTCTTTGTTCAAGATTACCAAGACCACTAAAGTATTTACTCTCTGTAAGGTTACCTAAAAAGTTTACAATTCTTTTCCAATAACTAGCTTTCTGTGCATCTGCTGGTGTACTAGAATATTTCGCTGGGTTGTTTACTACTTGTGCATCACTTTCAAAAGTAAATACTGGCACATTAAATCTTGATTGATGTTTCTTTGCTGGCTCACCTCTATAAAGCAATCTAGCATTATCTTTAAATGCTGTTTGTAGTAATAAAGGTTTACCTTTTCTAGCATCTATTTCAGATTTAGTTCTAAATATAACTTCATCTACAGTAAATTGTTCTTGCTCTACTAACTCGTCATATGGTGCTTGATATAATCTATTAGAATGAAAGTCTCTATCTACTACATTATTAATAGTCACATCAGAATCTGCACCAAATATATCTTGTATTATTTCCTTAACAGATTGACCTTGTGTTTCATATTTAATACCTAGTTTATCTAAAGATTTTTTAATTTTATTAGGGTATGTATTGCTATATATATCCCATCCTGACTTAGAAAAAAACTGTTGTGTTTGATTATCAGTTAACTTTCTTAAGTTTATATATCCAGCACCTATAGCTGATTGATTACCTGCATTACGTAATAACCTTGAAGTATCAATAGTTAAATTATTATTTTGATCTTGCCTAGCTTCTTGTTGTGTAATTACATTGATATCAGGTCTTTGCATATTTGATCTGATGCCATTTTGTATTTGACCTATAATTAAATCAGCAAGATCATTTGGTAATATAGAAGATACACTACCTACTTGTGTCTCTCCAATACCTCTACCTAAATAATTCACACCATCTACAAAATGCCCACGAATAGGATTAGATTCTTGTAAAGATAAAGTCATATCTTTAGTAATAAATCCATCTGTCATACCTACTAAACGTGCATAATTTACATATGTTTTAAATTCATATGAGTTAGTATCTCTTGAAAATACATCACCAAAATATTGTGCTGCTGCACTTCTAATAAATTTAGGAGTAACAGGATCGTCTTGATTTAATTCTTCTTGTGTTAAATATCCCTGTTGTAATAAAGTGCTTTCTTCTACTGTTTGTCCAGAAGGAGTATGAGTTAATTCTGTACTAAGATTGGTAGAAATATCTGATGGTTTTACTGAAGGATAAAAACTTAAAAAGTTAAAATTGTTCTTAAGATTATTACCATTTCTTTCTGCTTGTATTGCTGTACTAGCAATAGCTATGCCATCAAACCCTTCATTAACAGCAAGCATATTCATTTCTTCAATAATAAAATCTTGCCACTTATTAAAGTTAGGTTTAGGAAATCCTATAAGTGGTACAGCTGGCATATCTTGAGTAGTTGGATAACCTTCTAATGCTTCTTTTACTTCTGCTTCTGTCAAAGAAGATGCACCTCCTTCTTTTCTAGGATCACCATCATTTAATTCATTTAAGTATTTGTCTATAGCTTTCTTTACATCTGCATACATATCAGACTGCACTTCATCTATAAATAATATTTTCTTTAAAGTATTATTATCATCTAATACATAAACATCTTTTATTCTTGCATGAACAAAAGCGTTACGTATAGAGTTAGGAAAATGTGGATTTGAATAGTATCCTTTTTGTTCTTGCGAAGCACCGGGATTCCAAGCGTAAACAACATTTCTACTATTTTCTACGTGTACTGTAGTTCCATAATCTTCACCATCAAATCTACGTCTACGTGTAAACTCTGCTAATTGATCTTCTGTAAAGTTTGCAACTTCTTGTGGTATTCCTTGTAGACGTTCTTGTATTATTTGTCCTTCTGATTTATTAGGATTGCCATCTTTAATAGCTTGAAATGCTAATCTTTGTATATCAGTAAACTTACCACTTGTAGTATCTATGTTAAAACCGGGAGTTGTTGCATATCCAGCAGATTCAAATGATGATCTTATTACAGGATTAAGTTCACCTGTTGTACCCTCTCCATATAACAACCTTGTAAAATATTCGTTTTGTCTTTTTGCTTGATTTCTTGCATTAACTAATTGAGTTAATTTATTATCTTGTAAATCTAATTTATTGTACCTATTACCGCCATCAAATGAGTCTGTATTTATCTCATCTAATATTTCTATTATAGGATCACTAACTATTTTATTATTTTCTAAAGCTACTAAAAATTTTTCTAAATGACCATCAGGATCAGCCTTTCTTAGAGCATCTGTATTTTGTAGCAACTGCCCTGATACAGTTAATTGATTTATAGCTGTCTCTATTTCTCCAGCTTTAGCATCTGAAAAAAGAAAATCAGGTGATTTAGTTTCTACATTTAATGCTTGTCTTAAAACATCAAAGTTTCTTCCTATAGGTTGTTTCATAGAAAGATTTAATTTTTTATAAGACTCTTCTATTTGGTCTAAATTTCTTGTTAAATCGTAGAATGCTCCTGAACCTTGATCGTCTGGTCCTGTATAAAACTCTTCTTTTAATGCTTTATATGTATCATCCCTATTAACTAAATGTGATTGCACACCTGACGTAAATTGATTTAAAGCTATAGTGCTATTTAAAATTTCATTTTGATAATACTCTATAGTTTGTTGTTCATTTATATTAGTTGCTCTTACATAAGTTGTAGTATCACCGCCTGTCATTTGCATAGATATAAAACCAGTATTAGTTTTTAAATAATTTTTTATTTCATCTATGCTTACTTCTCTTGGATTGCCATCTTCATTAACTTGTTCTGACAACCATTCATCTAATCTAGTATCTTGTAGGTAAAGTTTATTAAAAGGCACGTTAGAGCCTGTTAATAACTCTTGTCCTTGTTTATTAGTTGTTAACCATTTATCTGCTTTAGTAGATTTAGTTTTAGTATTATTTACAGCATCTTGTAACCTATCAATCCTTTGACCCATTTCACTAATCTTTAGTTCTTGTAAACCAAAAGAAGGTGTTCTGCTATACAAAGGTGTCATGTTTCTATTTGAATCATAATCAAGATTCATATCTTCTGTTATTGATCCGCCTTTGTATGAGCCTACATATCCAGTTTGTTTAAACAATTCTTCTTGGAACTGTTGTTGTGGTGGACTAAGTATCTTAGGATTATCTACAGCATCTTGATATAAATCACCTGTTCTTATAGCATCAAATACATCCTCTAGTTTCCTATATTTTTTGCCACTAAAGTATTTAGCAACCTGATTAAAAAATTTAAATAGAGGTTCAAATACTCTTCTTATTCCGGGTGTAAATTCAAAAGGGGTTCTGCCTTGTAGTTTTTGTTCGTTGTAATATCCTGATGCTATAGCAACAGCTTCTTCAAAAGTACCTACTTTTCCACCAAATCTTGTCTCAGCTATATCAAATATTCTTTGTTGATTCTCAGCTAAGATTTGTAAAACTTCTGGTTTAAAATAATTATTATTTATAAAGTAATGAACAGCTTCGTGATAGACAGTATCTGTAGGTGAAGCAAATCTAGGTCTACCATTTTCAGGATTAGTTTCTAAATTTATAGCTATTATGTCACCAATAGTTACACCAGCTACTTCTTCACCACTTTCATTAAACAATGTATCTACTGCAACTACATCTGCATCAGGCATAGTTCTTTTAGCTATGCGCCTTAAATTCATTATAAAATCACTGGCATTTATATTGTCTTTAAACTTATATAAGTTTCCCTGATAATTAATGCCAGATAGATCAGGTGCTTCTAACTGCGGTGCTTCTTCTATTAGGTCTTGGACTTGTTCTGTTTGTATTGCTGGTGTTCTACTTTGTTTTACTTGTGGTCCAGCTATAGATAATAATTCTGCTAATGGGTTAGTGCGTTTAAACAGTGAGTTAGTAACAGCCTGTATATAATCTTGTTGTGATGCATCTGGTACATCTTTAGTTTTTATATTTTCTTCTTCTAATCTTTCTACTCTTTGTGTAAATGTTTGTCTAGCTGCTTGCTCCTTTGCATCTGCAACATCTATATTTGCTGGCACTAAAGTTTTTATAATTGTGTCATCAGGATATAACACACTATATTGTTGAAATCCTCTTGCTTGGTCAGCTGCTTTAGTTTTTACTTTCCTAACTTGTACATTAGGAACACTTCTACTTACAACTTGTTCATAGTTTTCTTCTGCTGATATTTGATTCTGTATTTCTTTTCTTGCTATACCTTTTGCTATAGTTGTTTTGTCTCTAGTGCCTACTGCATCTTGTATAAACTCTTCACTTACACCATTAGTTTTAGCTAAATCTAATAGTTGTGCTTTGGTATATTTATTTTCTAACTCTTTAGTTCTAGCTTTTATAGCTTCAGCTTTACTAAATGCTTGTCTATTATCTATGCTTTCACTAAATGCTTTATCTATACTTGTATTGACTGCTGTTTGTGTAGGCAAAGCTTCTATTTGTCTGAAAATTTCTTTTCTTTGTAGACCATTTAAGTCTTTTAAATTTCTTTTCTTTGTATTTAGATACAAGAATCGTTTAAACGCTGCATCATTAGGATCAATATTCTTAAGAGTTGTTTGACTTAATATATCTCCTACTTGTACTGAACCTTGTTCTTGTGCCACAAAGTCTCTAAAGCTTTGTAACTTAAATTCTCTTGTATCAGATTTATATGCTGAGTTAACTTCTTCAGCTACATAAGAATCATATTTAGTTTTAAACTGATTGTATGCTGGTGTAGTTAAATTTAATTTGTTTTTAGTTTTAACTACATTCTTATTACTAAATGCATCTACACTTTCTCTATCAGGAAATCTTGCTGTAAATGTCTCACCATCTGGTCTATTAAAAGTTTGTATTAATCTACTTCTTCTTATAGGTGTTTTTTGTTTTTTAATTAACTCTGTTTGTTTATCTTTTACTTGATTTATTTTTTCTTTTAAATCATCTGCTTCATTCAAATTGTCAGCATCTTCTGCTTGTTGTATTTGCCTTTCAAGTTCTACCTCTTGATCTAAATTTGCTTGCAGTTCAGGACTTACTTCTTGTAACTGTTGTCTTACAGCTTCTGTTTTTATTTGTTCTTCAGCATCAGGTATTGTTGGCACTTCATCTTTAAATGCCTGTGCTTGTGCTTCTATTTCTTGTTGTGGTCCTAATTTAGTTTGATTCTCAACAGTTGTATCTAAAGGTTGTTGTCTTCTTTTTTGATGTAGTTTGAGAGCGTTTAAATCTTGTAGTGCATCTAACCCAATCAATTGAATACCAGCCTCTTCAATACGTGCTTCTAATGCAAGTTGTGCTGCTGCTATTTCTTGTTCATTTAACTCACTTACATTTTTTTTATTATTAACAGACTTTTTAAATGCAGGGCTTACTGTTTTAAACTCATAATTTGGATTATTAACATTAGATGTAGTTGCTGTAGGACTCATATTTGCAACAACTTCTTCACCCTGTTGATTTATAATTTTTATGCTACCAGAATCTGATACGGCAGTAACTCTAGCTTTGTATGAATTGCCAAGAGCATCATACATATCTACTTCATCATCAACTTTTACATCAGGAGGTATTACCGCATCACCCTCTGCATCTTTAGGCACTTCAAATTCATTATCTAATACTATCTCTTCACTACCTTGAAACTGTGCTACTGTGTTAGGTCTACCTTCATCTAAAGTAGATGCATCTTCTACCTCTGTAGCTTCTGTTCCTGATAATCCACCTGTATCATCTTCTACTGGTCCAACAGGTCTACCTCCTCTTGGTCTACCTTTAGTAAGTAAGTTAACACCTAAGTCAAAGATAGCACCAGCACCACCACCATATCCAAACTCTGATGCTATAGAATCACCTATAGTTGCTGATTCGTTATATACACCCTTCTCAATAGCATCTTGACCTATACTTGCTAATGCTTCTTGCACACCCTCTGCTGTACCAGTTATGGCAGCTGACTTAGCTAAATCCATATAGCTATCAATAGTTTCTTTAGGCAATCCTCGTTTAGTTATCTTAGAAAATAATATAGATAAAGGTCTAACTATAGGTAGTACCTCTGTTGCACCTAAAGGTATAGCAAGTGCTGTTGCCAAGTTTCTATCTGCTATAGATAAATCTTCACCTATCTCAGCTTCATACTCACGCATCCTTCCACTAGCTTCTCCTACACCTATAGCAGAACCCGGTGCTGCTATTTGCATAGCTGATGCTAAACTTTTAGTTGCTGCCCCAGCAGTTAACTCTCCAGCTTTTAGTGCGTTATAACCAGCACCTACTCTTGATGCTGCTCCAGCACCACCTGTAAGTATAGTTGACCCTACAAAACCTAGTATGCTACCTAATGCTTCACCTGTTCTACCAGCTACACTATCTTCATAGCCAATAGCATCACGCAGTTCATCCATTCTAGCTATGAATGCACTTTCTCTAGGATTCAACCAATCTTCTTTTCCTGAAAGGTTAGTTGCTAAATCTAATATGCCCCATACACCTTCACCTAATAAGGGTATAGTTCTTGCAGCACCACGCAATACACCTCTGGGTGCAGCTATAACGCTGTCTATCCAATCGTTTTCTTCAGGGGTAAAGTTATTTGTAGCAAGACCAAATATAGGTAATGATCTATCATTAACTTTATCAGTGCCTAGTTGCTCGGAAGTATTGTCTTGTGTTGGAGGTCTTTGATATGTATCAAAAATATCAAATTGGTCAGGTACATTACCAGTATTTGAACCAAATATCTCAAAAGGATTTGGTGTGTTTCTTGGTTCGTCTGCCATTCTATATCTCTATACTATATCCTCTAAATAGATAGTCTTTCATTTAGCCAGTCTTCGACTCCTAAAGTTCCTCTATCTGTATAATTATCATAAACGATAGATAATGCTTTATCAGATTTAATTCGTTCATCAAAAATTTCTTTAAATTCATTATTTGTTAAATCAGGATCACTTGCATTTATATCATTAATAATGCCTTGTATTTCTTTTACGAATCTTCCGTAATTACCTTGTGCTGGTTTAACTCCTTGATCTGCATATGTAATAGCTGTTATAGCTTCTGCCTCTCTCTTAGTCATATCTTTAGTTATATCTGTATTTAGATATCTAGCAAGGTCAGCATTATAATTTTTAATTGCATCAGCTATTCTTGTTTTACGATCTTTATCGTAATCATATTCAGTTGTATATCTATCAAGTCTAAGTTTTTCTCTTGCTGCATATAATGCAAATAACTCTTGTGCTTGATCTTGTTCTTCTTTATTTAATGCTAATAGTTCTTCTGTTACTCCAGCACCTAAATCAGCAAGTCCACCTAGTAAAGTTGGTGAACCTTTTTGTGCTGCATTAAATGCACCAGCTGCTATACGTAGCCACTTATTTTGCATCTTACCTTTCTCGTCAGTCATTGCATTTATAGACTGCTGTATTAAAGTTTCATAGTCAGATGAAGCTGCATAAGCTGCATCTTTTTGTGCTGCATTATTTAATCCAGTGGTAGGTTGTCCTTTTATTTCTTCTCCTGTATCGGTATTAGTTACTGGTGAACTATTAGCTTTTGCTTGAGCCATTAATATATCTTGTTGTGATTGAGATAAAGGCGTACCTTTTAGTTGTGTTAATACGCCATCACTTTGTTTATTCTGTGCAGCTTGTTGTACAGTTTGAGCATTAGCAGGTGTTACTATGCTATCAGTTTTAATACTAACATCATACTTAGGCATAGTTGTAGGATTAACATTTTGAAAACCTGTATCTGGACCTGCTGCTTGTACTTGTGGATTTCTTTTATCAACTTTTTCTGGCAGTCTAGTAAAACTTGATAATCTATCTTGATCTACAACTATACTTTCTTTTCTTTTTCTTTCTTCTTCAGCTGCTTTTCTAGCATCTACCCTTGATTGTACTCTGTCACTAAAATCTAATAAACCTTGCCCTACATTCTGTAAAAATCTTGGTTGTCTTTTTTGTTCTTTTTCTAGTTCTGCTAATGATTCATCAATCATAGTGTCTGTCTGTGGCATAAATGTAGGAATTAAACCACCAGTTTGAAAACTTGGCATAGGTTGTTGAGGCATTGGCATAGGAGGTTGCATTGGTTGTTGCATAGGCATAGGTGCAGTTGGCATTGGCTGCACGGGTGACATGGTAGCTTGTTGTGCCAACTGCTGAACTATAGGAGGACTTTGCATAGGTTGTGCTTGTGCCTCATCCCTAATTTTTTGCCTATAAGCTAACTCGGATGCAGATATAAATGCAGGTCCAAGTAATCCTGTTTCTGTTTGCGGATTTAATTCTTGCGCAAGACGCTGATCTGACTGACGTTCAGCCATAGATATTAACTTATTAATATTACTATCTATCATTAACCGCCTCCGCCTAGTCCTCTAAACGCACCATATGCACCTAATCCTGTTTGTAATAATTGTGCTGTAGGATTAGCTGATGGTGTGAATCTTCTTTCTGAAAAACTTGGTTGTGCTGGCATACCTTGTAGTATGGCACTGTACCTTTCTAACTGTTGATATGGGAACTCTCTTTGTGCCAAGAAGTCTTCATACTGTTGATCGTATGCTCTTTGCATAAGTGCTTGTCTTTGTGATCCTACATCAGATAGTGCTTTTAATCTTGATAAGTCTAATGCTTGTTCTTGTTTATCAAGACCTGCTAATAATTTTGATCCTTGTAAACTTCTAGCAAGAGCAGCTTCTTGTGCTTTTTGATTAGCTAGTTGTGCATCTAAATCCATACGTCCAGCTGCTTGTGCAAATCTACCTGTTGCTATCTGTGCTTCTAATCTTCTTTTATCTGCATTTGATAATCCTTGCATCTGTGCAATTTGCGCTCTTAAATTTTGATCTGCTGCTTGTTGTTTTGCTCGTTCTGTTGCTATTTGTTCCGCAGACCTTTGTTGTGCTAATGCTATTTGTTGTGCATCTGATGATGTTAATCCTTTAAATCTAGCTGTTCTATCTCTTTCAAATTGTTGTTGAGCCTGTGTAAACGCATCAGATAATCCTTTAGCTTCTATGTCACGTAAAGATTCATTTAGTTCTCTTTGTGCTATTGCATCTTGTACACCTTGTCTACTACCTCCAAATGCACCAGCTTGTATAGCACGTTGATTTCTTGTAGCTTGTTGTTCAGCAAACCTATCTGTTGCTCTACGTTGTTGTCTGTCAAGAACATTACTTAAAAATGGATTCATATATCTTTGTGCTGCCCTATCATCAAAACCCCTAGCTGCTCTCATATATGCTTCAGGTCCAAAACCAGTAACTCCTGTTCTTATAGGTGCTGCACTATATGTACTTCTTATTGGAGAGCCACCAAATCTACTTCTTACATTAGTGCCACCATATTGTGAACCTACCATCATAGGTCCAGTAGTTGATGCTATGCCAGCTATGTTTCTAGCTTGCGCTATTCCGGGCAAGTCTCTTGTTGCTAAAGCTTGTATACCTTCTTGCGCACCAATAGTTTCAGGAGAAAATCCAGCTACACGTGGTGCTGTATAAGGAATATAATCCTCATAAGATAATGCTTGCGCTCTACCTACAAGATTCTTGTAGAAAGGTGCAGCGTATTCAGGCAGTCGACTCTGATATGTCCTTGACTCTACCTGTTGAGGTTGACTGCTTCCTCCGCTTTTCTTTCCCATCTTTTTTCTCCGTGTCTACTACTTTTAAAGTATTCTTTTTTAAATTATCTTTTTTTACAATTACAAATTCTTCTTGCCAGTTATGTGATTTTAATTTTTTAACCCATCCTCTGCGTCCTGTTATTTCCATAGCTACGCATTCATTATCAACTGCCCAATTTTCTAATACCTCTAAAGATTCATCTATCCAACTTTCTAAATTATCTCCTGATGCAAATGATATAGTTAACATTTTTTTTCTAGGATAAGTTGTTACTTCTGTAAATATAATTCCATGTATTTTATTATTATCTTCTTCATCTATTACAGTCCAAAGAGTTGCTTTACCTGTAAGAATATCATTAACTAAATCTATTTTTTCAAACCTACCATGTGCTGTAGGTACTAACTTATCTATATATTTGTCTATATCTGGATAAATTTTAGCAATATATTCTTGTGGTACTAAATAAACTTTCATTATGTTATTTGATTTATCTCTTCTTCAAACTCTATTTGTTCAGGTTGTGTTGTGTTACCTGTCTTTGCTTTTCTAACTCTTGATACTAACTTGTCAAACTCTTTACCACCAGCTTCACTTGAACCATCACCTGCATGTGCAACAACATCTGCTGGTATTACATATTCATCTTTAGATAAAGCTGCTGGTTGCATATTATCTATAATGGCTGGTACAAAATCATCAACACCACCACCCGGTCCATCTATCATACGTCCATCTGTACGCATCATTTCTTCTACTTCTGTAGCCAACTGCATCAAACCATTCTCACCATAAACTTCCATATATTTAATAAATACTTCTTTTGGATTAGGATGTTTACCCATCAAAGCCATTATAGTTTCTTCTTCTAATCTATCTGATGTTTGATTTTCTTCAGGCATACCACCTTCGGCAAAACCTAAAACTCTACCACCACTTGCTTTACCTATTGCAAGATTAGTAGGTCCTATTGGTTGTATTGGTTGATTAGTTATAAAAGGAGCAGTCTGTGCTATAGGCATCTGTGGTGACGTGTATTGACTTGCTATAGTAGGCACTGATGGAATTGCAGGTCCTATTGGTGTTGGCTGTTCTACAATAGGAGGATCAATCCTATTTATTATATCTCTACCACCTTGTACTACTTGTGTTTGATAAACTGGTTCTTGCCTTTGTACTGGTTCTAAATCCATTTGTGGTTCAAACCCATCAATAATAGCTTGTATGTCATCAGGTATAACATAATCAGGACTTCCCGGTTGTGGAGTTTCAACAGGAGGAGTAAAAGGAATTTCTGGTAATTGCGGTGGATTTATAAAAGGATTGCCTCCTAAAGAACCATAACCAAATGGATTAAATTGTTCTCCAATGGAGAATTCTCCATATCCTCTTACTGGACCACCATAAATAGGTTGCGGTTGAAACATAGGCGGTGGCGTATATCCTCTAATACCTAAAGGTTGGAATCCTCGCACTCCTTGATTTAATCCTGCATATTGTTGTTGCAAAGAAGGTCTAGGTGGCATTCTTCTTATATCTTTAAATCCACCAAAAGGTTGTTTAATTTTACCTCCTCCTGTTCTACCACCTATAGGTGCAATAGGAGGTGCAAATGGATCAAAGCCACCATACGGACCTATATTAAATCCTCCACCCTTATTAGATTTTGCCATTATCTATCTCTCTTTCTATATTCGTCTATAGCTTCATACAGTTCTAAAGCACCTTTAGTTAGCACAGGTGAGACTGCCTCTATTCCTCTAACAACAGGATTGTATTGTCTGTTAAATGTTGCCATACCTCTGTCTATTGTATTATCAGGGTCTGTTGGTACAAACATTCTATCTAATGCTCCACTTTGCATACTTCTTATTTCTGCTAATGATGGTGCTTGAAAAGGCTGTGGTGTCATCACATCGTTTAAACTTTTCTGTACAGGTGTACTAATTGGATCAGCCATTCTACCTAGTCTTGGATCAATCATAGGTGCTGACATAGTTTCTTCTACTTGTTTTCTTATAGCATCATCTATTCTTCTACGCTCTAAAGTTTCTGCGCTTTCTTCTATTTGTGCTTGTGCAGGTGTACGACCATTAGCCATCTTTATAAGACCACCCATGTTTTTCATGTTTGCTTCAATAGCTTTACCTCTTGTTCTTTCATATGAAGATAACTCTCCATCATTATCAAGATCAGCTTTACTAGGATTCTGCAAAGGCATACCACCTTTATTCAACATATCTGTAGGTACTTGCATAGCATCCATACCTGCAACCATATCTACTGGAACAGTGCCTATCATTTGGCGTTTATTTTCCATTTCAGTTTTTGTTTCTTTATCATCAGAACCTCTGAATTGATCTATTGCCATAGGTAAAAGTCCAAAATTACCTCCTTGCATCATATTGCCAGCTAATGCTAAACCTGACATTGCAGGTAAAGAATCAAAAGGATTACTTACTTTACCACCTTCATCAAATTCAGGTCCTGATGGAAAAGGATTACCGCCTATAAGCATTTGTTCACCGCCAAAAGCTGAACCTAGTGGATCACCCCCACTTCCCGGAATCATAGTCCTTTGTTCTGTAGGCGTGTAAGGACCTTCATAGTCTCCAAATGGATCAGGTTCTTCTGCTGGTCCACCCATATCCATTGGTACATACATTTCACCTACTAATCCTGATGCTGCTGCTGGTAGAAACTGTGACTGAAAAGCTTGTGATTGAGTTATGCCTTGTCCAGCTTGTACTGCTTGTTCACCTGCTGCCGGAGTAAATCCTAAGTTTCTTCCTAACTGATTAAAAAATCCACCTGAAGTTGGCACAGCTGCATTTGCTCCTAATGTTCCTGTAGTTGCAGCACTTAGGTCTTGTAATGTATTTATTTCAGGCATAGGTACACTTTGTGCTGGTACTGCTGCTTGTGTAACTTGTCCTGCTGCATCTGTTACAGCTTCAGTTCCGGGTATTTCTGTAGCACCACCCGGCATAAATCCTTTTAACAAACCACCTGTGATTGCGCCTGTTAATCCAGCTGTTATACCTTCTTTAAGACTACCACCCTCGGCAATAGTTCCTATTCCAGTTCCTATTGCAGATGCTGCTAATGGACTTAATGCTGCACCCAATGCTGTACCACCTAATAGTGTTGGGGCAAGCAATGACCCTACGAGTGGCAGAAACGCCTCTGGTTGCCCTGTTTGTGGGTTAATGGTCAACTGACCTGTTGGTGATAGTTTTGCTAAAGCATCTACTTCTATAGGGTTCATGTGTACCATCATGGTATCGCCATATCTCCCCTGTTTAGCTAGTTGCTCTGCTGCATTTTGTAATGGAAAATTACTCATAGTGGTCTCCTAATCTATTTCCAACACACCTATTACGATGTGAAATTTATCCGCTGAACTTGCAGTCAGCTTTATTATATCTAATTCATCTAAAACTAACACCTCTCCGTTAGTTAAAAATCCTTTACGTGTATTAGTTGCTATTGACTCTACATCCCAAGTAACTGTTGTACTTTCGCTAGTGTCTGTCAACTGTACTGTTAAACTATATGCACTACTACCATCAGAGTTATAAGCACTTAATGTCTTAACTATGGCACTCTTATTATCTGGTACTGTGTAAACACTTGTTGCATTCGTTGATGCTAATGTTGTTAATACTTCTGTATATCTATTTGCCATTATGAAATATACCAATCAAATGCTTGTGATACCTCTCTTATAGTATCAGGTGAATCTAATTGTACAAAGTTTAAACGCAGTTGATTTATAAGTCTGCGCATATAATCTGCACTATATTCTTCAGGTGGTATTTCTAATGGAGTGTTTACATTAAATACTTCACTCATCGTCTACCATCCGATTTTATATCAAATCTTGTATCGCCTAGTCTCCAACTATTATCTACATCTGTACTTTCTATTCTTACACGCATTTGTCTGGCTCTTGCTCTAATATAAGCTACGCCCGTAGTATTGGTTACTGTTGCAGTTGTTGCAGTGTTTAAACTTCCTAAAGGAAAGTCTCTAGTCTTAATAGAATACGTTAGTTCAGGTGCTGTATCCGTACCTACAAAGGCTACATCAGGTATTAATCTTTTTATAAACATAAATTGATCTCCATCACCTGCATCAAAATCTGCGCTTTCTACATATGCAGTCATTGCAGAACCATCATCATTAGAACCTACTTCATGTTCATATAAATAATTTGATGTAGTTCCACTTGAACCTGCTGCTAATGGATTTGTGGTAGCACCCCCAGCATCAATCCAAGATGTTCTAGGTAATGTTCCTATAGTCCATGTTTGCTCAAGATAGTTATAAGTAACATATCTATCTATTTCATCTGAACTGCTTGAGCAATAAAACCAAGATACCTCATTGTATTGTGCATTTCTTGTAGCAAATACTTTAAATGTTTGTGAGTAATTAAAATCATCAAAGACATATGCTCTTACTGTACAAGGCAAAGATTGTACTGTACCAGAGTACATATAAAAATTATCTTGATCCATAAAGTACACAACATTATTTGCATTAACACATGCCTGTGGTGACACCATGCTTATACCTTCAGTAATTAAATTAACACCAAAAATAAAAGGTGGACCTATAAACTGCATTGAATATAAAGCTGTATCAGTAAATATAGCTATCTCTTGTCTTGTTCTTATCGCTCCTATTATTTCTGAACCAGAAGATAATCTTAATCCACCAGCAGTATTATTTGTCTTAGGAGTCCACATTGCTGCATTTTCTTGATCTGACCATCTTATTTGCATAGGGTCTTGTGTTGCACTACCTATTGGATTTGCACCCATACATATAACGTGCCTATCTATTTCAGATACTAATATTTGATTTGCAATAGTTGGTGTATCTGATGCACCTGATAAAGTTGAAAAATCTACTGCTCTTGTAGTTTCTCCATTTGTTTTATCCCAATAATAAATACTACCGCCTCTCGGATTAGCAACTAAATCTTCTCCAAAATTATCTAATGTCCACAACCTAAGTTGCGTAGCAAAACTATTAATACCACCACCCCATGTACTTTCACCCCATGTACCTGAACCAAATCCAAATCCGCTAGTATAAAAATCAGAGCCTATATTTATTTGATATGACCCATCAACACCTGAACCACCATTACCTGAGTCACTTGCATTAGCAGTTACTGTATTACCTGATGTATCTTTTGCTGTAAAAGTAAATGTATTTACATCTGTAACACCAGCTATTTCATACTCTTGATTTAATACATCAGCAGTAATATTGCCACCTAATGAAACCGCCTGTGCAAATGTAACAAAATCACCCTTATTTGCGCCATGATTAGAATCAGTTGCAGTTATAGTAGAACTACCATTAGTAGCTGCAAAAGTTACACCATTTGTAGTTGTTGCTCTTATAGGAGTTATATCGCTAAAAGTATTACCTTTTAACAAATATAATTTAAGATGTGTTCCAAGTGCAATAAATTTATCTGTATCTAATCCCACCCATTGATGTAATTTTCTTGCTGAGCCTAAAAAAGTATTAACACTTTTCTTTACCCAACCACCAATTTTTTCTGGACGACCTGCACGAAACCTTATCTTATCAGCATCAAACCAATTACCTTCATTACTATATGAAGTACCCTCTTTATTTATACCGGGTTTAAATGTATATCTAGTTAGTGGCATCTTCTGTTGGTTGCACATCCCAACAGTTAAGGTTAGATGCTACTGTTCTTCTTTCACCTTCACCCTTAAAAGGATATACCATGTGTTGTAACCAAGAAGGAAATACTAATAGTTTTCCTACTTCTGGCTTCATCATAAAAGACTGTGGTGGTCTTAGTCTTTCTGTATTCATTAATTCGTTACGACCATAATTAAAAGCTATGTAGCCATCACAATCACCAGATGCGTGATATAAAGAATATTGTGGTGAACCAGCAGTAGGTTGTTCTAATATTTGTTGCGGTACTTTAGTCCAACCTGTAGTAGATATACCCATGATTGTTTTAGTGCCATGATCGTGTATAGGATTGTAGTCGCCTTCATAACTATGTACTGACCAAGTTTCATCTATTGTTATAGCTTTTTGATTGTTTAGTTTGTTGCCTGTGCTATTAAAAAAGAAATTAACATAATCAGCACCAAGACTACATATAAACTCAGAATATTCTTTTACTCTGGAGTCTTCGTTATCCATTAGTAGTTGTTCGCCTTGAGATATTTGCCCTACTAAAGTATTAGCTAATGATTTTTTATCTTGGTCTTCTTTGTATTCATCAAGGTAATCGTTAAGGTCATTCACCATACTTATAGGCATCTCTGTTTCCATAACGTAAACAGAAGGCATGTTATGTACTGTAACTTCTGCCATTAACTAGGTACGTTAAAATCGTTATCAGGTGTATTGTCTACTGATGGATTAGTAATAACACTATCTACCTGACTAGCAAATACTATATCCCATTGCGATACAGGACAAAGTGCTACTAAATCAGCGTTACTAAAAGAACCTTTAGCTTTAAGTGTAAAGTTAGTTGTTACATTACCATCTGCATCAGTATCTTTTTGATTAACTGTAGTAGAAAATCTTGATTTATAGTAAGTAGCATCTCCTTCACTATCGTTTTCATATGTCATTTCTATATCCCATTTAGCAACTTTGCTATTACTATTAACGTATGGGGTACAACTTGTTATTGCTTTTGTTACTGCCATTTTTTACTCCTAATTAAGTTTCTTTTTTATTTCATCAACTTCTGCTGATAATTCTTTAACAGCATTAATTAATGGGTATATAAACATTTCTTGTGACAAACTTTGTGAACCATCTTCTTCTTCTTTCCATCCACCAAAGTTTTTATGACCAACTTTATCTAATGCTTTTTCAACATCTTGTGCAATCATTCCATAAAGATTTACGTCTGTGTTCATAGTATTTTCTGTTTCAGAATAATCTTTGTAATGCTCTGGAAACTCATTATTAGGTCTCCAATTAAATGTTACTGGTCTAAGTTCATTAATAAAACTTAAACCTAAATCTGTATCTTCTATATTAGTTTTTTTGTTTAAGTCTGAACTTCTTGTCCATGAAGCGTCATTTGTAAAAAGATTGTAAACAACATTACTTGCTTTACCAAAAGCAAAAGAGTTACCGCCTAGTCCAATCCTGCCTTGTCCTATGACATATTCAAAAGTTGCTGTGTTATTACCTGATGCACCTTCTCCGATATAGACACAAGAACTGTTTGTAACAGATGACTCACCTTGTGTTGCAGTATTATGACCTATGCAAACATTGTTATCACCTGTAGTTAAATTTGCTCCAGCAAAATCACCTACCAAAACATTAGCAGCACCTGTAGTAACTGATGCACCAGCTTGTTTACCCATACCTACGTTTTCTGCTCCTGTAGTTACGTTTTCAAGAGTTGCTTTACCCACAGCAACACAGTTAGCTGCTGTTGTAAGAGCAAGCAAAGATTCTCTACCTATAGCTACATTAAAGTTTCCAGTAGTATTTGTTTTTAATGCCTCTTGCCCTACTGCTACATTACCACTCGATGTTGTAAGATTTTCCCCAGCCAAGTAACCTACTAATGTATTTTCTTCACCACCTGTTAAATCTTTACCAGCACCATACCCTATAGCAGTATGTTTTTGACCAGCAATAACAGAGTCTAAACATAAACTTCCTACTGCCGTATTGTATGCACCTGTGGTGTTTGATAGTAAAGCATTTCTACCCACCGCAGTATTATCAGAAGCTGTCGTGTTTGCTTGTAAAGCATTAACACCAACTCCAGTATTATTAGTTCCTGTTGTATTTGCTAACAATACAGCATAACCACAACCTGTGTTATCAGAAGCTGTCGTGCTTGCTGCTAAAGTGCTTCTTCCTATGGCTGTGTTGGTTGAACCTGTAGTGTTTTCTGTTAATGCACCCCAACCTAAAGCAACATTATTATCGGCTGTAGTATTGTCTTCCAAAGCCCTTCGACCAACTGCTACGTTATAGCTTCCTGTTGTATTTGAATTTAATGCTTTCGCACCCAACGCAGTATTCTCAGAACCTGTAGTATTTGATTCCATAGAGTCTCTGCCCAAAGCAACATTACTTGCACCTGTTGTATTAGCATATAGTGCAGAACTTCCTATGGCTGTGTTATAACTTCCTGTGGTGTTTGTTAATAAAGCACTCCAACCTACTCCTACATTTTGTGTTCCTGTCGTGTTAGCAGATAAAGCCTGATAACCAACTCCAACATGATAAGAAGCATCAGTTAAAGCGTCTAAAGAAAATGAACCTACTGCAACATTATTAGTACCTGTTGTTAATGCTTGTAAAGCATCGTTACCAAAAGCTTCATTAGAATTTGCTGTAGTTAAAGAACTTAATGCTTTGTGTCCAACACCTGTGTTATTACTTCCTGTGGTTGTAGCATCTCCTGCTCTTTCACCTACAAATACGTTTTCTGCACCAGTCGTAAGTGCTTCAGCAGCAGCCTTACCGACAGCTGTGTTACTGTGTCCTGTGGTTGCTGTTGTTAAAGCATTAGCACCTATAGCAGTATTGTCACTTGCTGTAGTAGCAGCCGCTAAAGCAGCAGAACCAACTGCTACGTTTGTTGTTCCTGTAGTGTTAGCTGCCATAGAACCTTGACCAACTGCTGTATTGTTATCTGCTGTTGTATTAGAGTTTAACGCTCCTTGACCGACAGCAGTATTAGAACTTCCAGTAGTGTTTTCATCCAAAGTGCGTGAACCTATTGCAGTATTTGTTCCGCCTGTTGTATTAGCTGTTAAAGAATTTTCTCCTATAGCAGTATTGTAGTTACCTGTGGTTACACTATCTAAGGCTGTATCTCCTAAAGCAGTATTTCCTGTTCCTGTTGGATAGCCTCCATCTAGTTTGATTGTTCCACTAGAAGCATCTATATTTCCAGCAAAAGTTACATGACCTCCATCAGCTATAGTTATAGCATCATCACCATCTGTATATTCTATTAATGGTGTTTGTATAGATGCTGATGTTTCTAAGATACCGCTTGTTTCTATATTAATAGATGCTAATGCATCTACCATTGCACCACCAGAGCCAGCACCATCTGAATATATAATTTTAGTTTTACCAGCTGGTATAGTTACGTTAGAACCTGTGCCTTGGCTTATAACTAAATTTTGTGAACCTGTTGTGGCATTCTCTATAAGCCATAATTTAGATACTGTGTTTGGTCCAATAGTTACAGTACAGGCAGAGTCTAATGCACCTGTATATTTAAGAAACATTGATCTACCGGGGTCAGTAGAACCATCTGCTATAGTTGTTGTATGTGTGTCTGCATTAGTAGTAATAGCTTCAGTGCCATAACTAAATGCTTCTGCTATCAACTCAAGATTTGTATTTGTTGATGCGCCCCATGTTCCGGACTCATCACCAGTTGCTATCTCTTTTAATCTTAAATCATTTACATAAGTTGCCATTTTTTTCCCTCTAAACTAATATTAAACTATTTATTATGCTACGTCACTCCATGTAGTAGTTACAGATTCATCTATATCAGACCAAGTTGTAGTTACAGATTCATCTACATCAGACCATGATGTTGTAACTCCGGGTATTATTTCTCCCCATACACTTACAAATCCTAACTCTCCTGTAGCGTTTAAACCTGTTACAGATACATTTGATATACCTGAAACACTAAGATTACCTGCTGTAGTATTTCCTTCTACGCCTGTTATAGATAATACATTTACTGTAACTAAACTTAATGTACCTAGTCCACTTGTTGCAGATAAACCAGTACAAGCTACATTTGCATCACATGTTACTGTTTCATCACCTACTGCTATAGTAGACGCAGTTCCAGAAACACCAGTAATAGCAATACCTGAAGCTGTAACATTACCTATAGCAGACGTACCTGCTATACCTGTTTCAGCTACATTAGCATCACCACTTACAGATTCTGTACCTAATGCAGTAGTTGCTGATACACCTGTTTCTGTTAAGTTAGCATCACCTGTTACAGTTTCGCTACCAACCGCACCTGTAGCTGCAACGCCTGTTTCAGATACATTAGCATCAGCTGTAACAGACTCTGTTCCTAAAGCAGTTGTAGCTGCTAATCCTGTTTCTGCAACATTAGCTGCACCAGTAGCAACTACTGAGCCTACTGCTCCTGTAGCTGCAACACCTATCTCTGGTACATTAGCATCACATGTTATTGTTTCTGTTCCAAGTGCTGATGTACCAGCAACACCTGTAATATCTACAGAAACATTGACTATGGCAGGTTCGCCCCAAGGACCTGTTCCCCAAGTGGACCGACCCCAACCGACAGACATGTATTAAGCTATTCTTATAATCGCATTACTTGCATCAGCTGTTGGAAAAGTTATAGTAAATGAACCTGCTGTTGATGTTTTATCAGCACCAAAATCAAATACTGCAACTGCCGGATCACCTGAAGCAGAGTCGTTATAAATCATACAACCTCTAGCAGTAACAGTTGCTGTGCCAAAAGTTAGATCAGCAAAGTCTGTAAACGCTGTTGTGCCTGAAGTAGAAGGGTCTACACGTGTAAGTGTATTACCTTTAGCGGTGTAGTTAGTACCACTAGCTTCATCAGAAGTTGTATATGCAGTAGTTGCTGCACTCATAGTAGCTGAACTCGTATAGAGTGCTAACCTGAATGTACTACCACCTGAGTTTTTAAAATTATGTACGCCTTCTAAAAGTTCTTTCTTAAAAGAAGTACACATTGCTTGTGTTATAGCCATTACAGCCTCCTTATTATATTGGCAAGGTCTTTATGTCCTTGCTGTTCTAATTGATTACATACTGTACATATGTGGTTTTTTATTGCCTCATGCATATAGTGTGTAATTACCTGTCGTGCAGCATCTTTAAATATATGGGCTTGCGCTTTTATAGTGTCAGGTGCTGTATCACTTATCGAAACTAATCTATCAGTTGCCATATCAGCAACTTCTTCTACTGTGTGTCCTCTATAATCTGTAGTTTTTACACCAAGATTACCTATTGATATTTCAAATTTATCTGTTTGCATTATGGTACTAAAGGTTCTGGTGGTGTACTTCCATTTGATCTTTCATCTATAACCCACTCTTTAGGATTTTCTCTTCCTATGATTCCATGTGGTATCATTTTTTCTTGTATGATCTCTGAATAATTACATACTGATAGTTCACCATCTTTTAAATAAGATACTATTGGATCGTTTAAACGATGATACCCATATAGTTTATCTTTCATATCTACATTAGCATCTAATAGATTTGATCTAACAGCTACAGATACATCAACATTATTTTCCATGCATTTGCCTAGCCAATATTCACAACATGCTCTACCCATTTCTGCAAAGTGTGCGTTATTGTTATAAGTAAAATCTGTTCCAAACATACTAATAGAACCAACATTATTCCAGTAAGCAAAAGCTATAGCATAAGCTACTGTATTGTTAAGATAAGCACATGATGTATCTTCTATTACACTTTTAATAGGATACTCTTCTACTGCTGGCACTCTTGCATCTAGTTCACAAGAATATATTGGATAATCTATTTTAGGTAACTCTTCTCTCATCATTTGAGTCATAGATGCTGCTTCATCTGTATCAAAAAAACGTGACATAGGATCAAGTATAAATGCTCTATCTGCTTTCTTAACTACTCCTATCATCGCATTAATTACCCAAACTTCGTCAAACTTCTTACTATGTAACTGTGATAGATGAAAATCTATTTGACTCATACCCATAGCCACAATAGCTACATGTTTGCCTTCTAAATCTAGTATTCTTTCTTTTAACATTATTGTTCTACTAATCTTCTTTGTCCGCTTCTATAAGCATCTTTTCTATTTCTTCCATCATTTTCTATAACTAATTTATCTAATGCATCTTTAAATCTAGTTTCATAAAGTTGCACTATATCAGGCTCACCTTTCATAAATATGTATGCTTCTACTAAAGAACCAAATAGTAAAACATCAGGAGCATTTGTTCCTAACCAACTTGTTCCATCTGATGAGGCTGTTATAGATTGTGGTAAATAAAAATAATGTAACTCTACTGTGTAATTAGCATCAGGTGTTGGACCTAATATATAAAAATCATCATCAAACTGAGCATAGTATTCTGGCAATCCAGTATTAGCAGAAGCTTTTGGATATGCTTCTCTTATAAAGTTAACATCTTTGTTTATTAAAAAATTATAGTTACCATCTGAATCTACTACCGCTAATGAATATGGATACAAAAAATCGTCAGGCACTCCAAGATATTGATTGTTTATAGTAGCAGTTGCTGTTTGATTCTTTCTATAGTTAGGTAATTCTACTGCGCCATTAATTCTATTCTCTGCTTGAACTATTATAGTAGAAAGATTATTTACAAATGTGGTCTCTGTATTTTCAGTATAATCTTGTATAGCAGTTTTTAATGTTGTAAATGTAAATGACATTAGCTTGTAGTTATTTTTAAATTACCTAGTTGACCTTTTAACACCATATTACTAAGACTAGAATCACCAAATGCTGAATTCCATCCACCTATAGGATTGAATCCAGATAACCCTCTACTAGCTTGTAAGTCTGTTTGTGGTCTAGGATTCTTAAGAGCCTGTGGATCATTTAACCTTAATCTGCCTAGTTGTAGTTGTGGTTGATCTTTATCTAATACGTCTTTACCTACTAACAGTCCTGTTCTTTTTTTATCTTTTATTTGATTTCTTAAATCTTTTAAAGGATATCTAAAGCCAGTTCTATCACATATACCATATGCATGTTTACCTTTAGCATACGGCATACTAATAACCTCCCGGTACAAATCTTACAGCTGCTTTAACTCTGTTTTCTTCAGATGCAAGTTTCCATTGTTCTTCATATTGTTGCTTTAAGAATGGAATTCTTTGTGCTGCTTCTGGATTTTTCATAGCTAAATAATAAGCAAGACCTGATACAAGACATGGCAAGAATACTTTAGGTATATCTAAAGTATTAGATGCTGGTGTTCCTGCATCATATATCTGTCTAAGCCTGTACCAAACTACCTTATAAGTGGTTGTACTATCAGGAACTGGATAAAGAGTAAAAGATGTAGTGCCACTATCTCTATTGACTAATATTTCATTAGGTCTACCTTGATCTAATTTATTAGGTATATCAGCATACTGCGAAAAAGATACTCTAGTTAAAGATGTATCACTTTGCGCACTTGTTTCTCCATCATCCGTTCTTAAATGATGTTCTAATAAATCAATAGTGTCAGCATCTAAACTATACGTAGCTGTTCCAGCAGTTAATGTTGTACTACCTGATTCAACTTGCCATAGGTTCAAACCTCTGTTTGCCCACTCAAGCATCATAAGATTTATACTACGTCTAGCTGTACGCAAGTCGTAGCCAGTTCTCATTTCTAAACCAGCTAGTTCAAAAGCCTCTTCTGCTGCTTCTGCTATATCTAAGTCAAAGTTGTTAGTAGTGGCTGTTGCCATATATTATTAATCTTTTTTTGTATTTCCGTAAGGCATTCCACCTTTACCATACTTAGGCATACCGCCACCAAATTTTTTAACAAGGCTATCTTGATAGTCATCTACCTTTCCACCCTCGTCAAAATTAATTACCATATCCTTACCTGATTTTTTCATTTCCTCACGTGCTGCTTTCATACCAGCATCATCATAAGCAAATTTCTTTTTACCTACATTTGGCATATTTTTTCTCCTGTTGTTTAAACATGTTGATTTATTTTAAGGTTCAAATGTTCCGTTATCAATTAATATTTGTCTATTCTTAAGATGCTCTTCTTCAACATCTTCTTTACTTTGTCCAAAGTATTTTACTGCTAGATGTTTGTCAACCATTTGTTCATTAATGTTTACATCATCAACCAATACATTACCTAATACTCTTCCATACTTACCCCTAGAATCTTTTAGTTTTGTTTGTATAACAACAGTATTGCCATTGTTAATAGCATCTTCTAAGTAAGCCGCAGCCATTTTTCCTCTAGCCTTCTCATCTTTGTTACGAGTACGTGACTCGGGAGTATCAATACCATATAGACGAACACGAGACTTATAGAAAATATCAAACCCAAGATTAAGAATAACGTCCACAGTATCACCATCAACGACTCTTTTAACTTCGCAAGAATATTCATACATTACCTATACCTCTTTGATATCTTTGCAGCAGACTTAGGTTGTTTAGAAAATTGTTTACCTTTCTTAGTATCTGCTCTTTTCTTTTTAGTAGTAGCTGCATATTGTGAACTTGACATAGCTTTGATAGCTTTTTCAGGAAGATATCTTTCTCCTGTATCAGACGACTTCTTGCCTGACTTAGTACGCCATTTTTGTTTAGTCCAGTCTTTAAGACTTTTTTGACTTTTTGCTATTGCCATGCGTTTTTCTTATTGAGTCTTTACCCTTTTTAAATATATTAGAGACCTCAGATTTACCCATAACTTTTGATCTTTGTTCTCCGACTGTAAGTATTTGTATTTTTCTAGCAAAAGGTTTTTTAATTCGTTTGACTTTTGCAACTGTTTTCCTTGCATCTGTAGGTGTTGCAAACTTAATGGGTACTGTATCTTTAGGATTTTCATCTGTATATAAACGTCTTCCGCTTCCTTTAGGTTTTTTTCCCGTTCCTTCTTTTGGGTCTCTTGCCATATGCTTTATCTAATGAAATAGCCACTGCTTGTTTCTGTGGTCTCCCTTCTTTTTTTAATTTAGAAATATTAGAAGATATAACCTTCTGACTACTTCCTTTTTTTAGCGGCATTGTGCATAGTCTTTATATGGTTCTTTACTATCTTAGCTTGCGCTGCATGCATCTTAGATGCTTTCTGCAACTGCTTTACTACTGGTTCTAAGTCTTTGCTCACTTATATCCTCCACCTTTTGATTTATATTGTTTAGCTAACATCTGTGCTTTCCTAGCACTCCATTGTCCGGGCTTTCCACCTTTACCACCAGCCTTAATACGTTTAAACATTCTCTCACGCATACCCGGCTTTGTATAATTACCAGCTTCATTTACCCTTGATTTCTTTTTTTTGCCTGTCATTTGTTTTTTAGTTTGAGTTCTACTTATTACCATTTAACCTTATGACTCCAATACCTTGCGCTAAACTTATCTGGACTAGCATCTTGTGCATTGTGTCTTGCATAGTATGATTTCTTACGTGCTTTATCTTTTTTAGACTTAGGATTTTTGCCAGCACCTTTAACACCCTGTTGACCAAAACGTATTGTTTTAGTTTTGTCGCCTTTCTTGGCAACAACTACGTGTGATTTTTTAGGATGATTTGGTGTTCGTTTTGGCTTATTGTATCCACTTACTCCTGCATTTTTTAACTTAGAGTCTTTAGCCATTAATCCTCACCTTTAAACTTTTTACTTTGTCCTGATGTACCAGCATATATACCAAAGACTGCTGCCATAGCACCAACCACTATAGACACAAGACCTGCTTGTTCTAAGTTAGGTTCTGGTATGTCCATGAACCAAGTGACAACTTTATAAAGTAATATGATATATACAGTTACAAACGCTCTTGGAAATATTCTCCAAGCATCAACAGTTCTTGCTAGGTGTATCCACTTCTGAAAAGGATTGTCACCTGCACTATTTGCATTAGCATCTATCTCTACTTCAAGATTAATTTTTTTCTTTACAGATTCTTCCATCATATAAATTTAATATATGCGACTGCAACAGAAACTAAACCATAAAGACCCCACAGCATATTTTCTATTCTTAAAAACTTCTTGCTACCTTCATCGAGTCTACGCTCTATGTACTCATAACGTAGAGCGTACTCTCTTTCTAAACCACTTAAACGTGCTTCTAAAGGTAAGTTATCAGTTTCTACTGACTTAGACATTACGCTGTAGTAGCAGTATCGTAACTTTTATTTGCCCAAATAATGATGCTATAAGTATCACCGCTGGTGTGTCCAACAGTTGTTAATAATAGATCACCATTTTTTCCACTACCTGCATTATTAGGTATTCCCGGCAAATTTTTACTACTCCAAGTAAAATCCCAAGTATCAGTTTGATCTGCTCCTGCTTCTAATACAAATACATTTGAGGATGCATTCCAAAATAATTTGAAACCCATACCTACATTACTAAACCATATCCTATTTATATTTATACCTGAACATGCTTGACCATTAATACCTGAAGTTAAAGCAGATACATCAACTTTAGTGACATCACTTTCACCAGTGCCATCACTTATATTAGTTAATTTAACTATTAAGTTTTTACCACCATCGTCTAAGATAGTTTGTGTTGTTACTGCATCAGCCATTATAGACCCCCTTAAGCGTCAGCAAATGGAGTTACTACAGTACCAGAAGCAAGGTTAATACCCTCTACTGCATACTTAGCTGAAGCTATTGCTGTAACTCTAATGATAGTTCCAGCTATACCGCCTTTAGTTGTACCATTTAAAGTTATAACATCATTGCTTGCACCTGAGAAAAATGTTTTACCTGCTGCATCGCTTTTACCCATATACAGTCCACCAACGAACTTATCAGTTCCATCAGTTAAAATATCTAGGTCTGTAGCTGCTGTTTCAATTACAAAAGTAAATGAAGCACCTAAGTTATTAAGTTGATTCGGATCATCATCTGAATTTGGTGCTGTAGCCACAATGCTAGGTAAAGTAAATTTACCATCAGCGTCATTACAAGTAAGTATCTTACCTGAGTGTGCTGCGACTGTGAGAGTTGTGTCAGCAGTAAGGCTAGTTACTGTAGCATTACCTGCTGAAATAAAACCAGCTAGTGATCTAACCGGTCCTGAAAATGTTGATTTTGCCATACTAAGTCTCCTTAATAAATTCTATCGTCTTGGCGAGTCTGCTAGGGCAGTCGATAGATTAATTTAATCCCTAGAAAGAAAGGGGAGTATATATCATTTCAACTCCCCTCAAGTTACTAGCTTGATCCCGAAGAACCAAAAATACCTAGTGGATCAGACACTCCAAAGGAATATCTTTCTCTTGCTTTGTATCTTACATTACCAGTATCAAAGTCACCATCCATACTTGTTTCTAATGGAGTACGTGCAAAGTGCTTAAAGCCATTTGGTACGTCTGTCATTATGAAGAATGCATTAGTGTCTGTTAGGAAGTGATTAACAACGTAACCTTCAGGAATGCTTCCATTCGCTTTGATTGCGTTGAGATCGTTATCAGCTGTCGCTGGTCTACCATCAGATTCTAAGATACGTGAAGCAGTAAACATGCCGTTTGGTGGAACGATAAGCTTACGTGGTTTAGCTGCTATTAACAGTCCACGCTCATCAGTCCATCCAGCTATTTGAATCACAGCGTTCTCTAATGAAGTTTCATTAAGGTCTGCTTGTGTTGCAAATGTGTTGGAGTTTGTTCCTCCTGACACCAAAGGGTGTGCAGTAGAAAACAAATCTACACCATCGCCAGAATTGAACGAACCACCTGAGAATCCTTGGTTAAGAGGATTCGCAGCTTTTACTTGCTTTGTGTAAGCCATGCTTCTAGCAAGTGCTTTAGTATAACGTGCAGAAAGCGAATCATAGAGGTTATCCTCCATCGCTTCTTCAGTTATAGCAAAACCCATCGCTATTGTTTCATGGTTGTAACGAGTGCTAAAGGATTCTTGTGCAGTATCGTAATTGATAGCTGAACCTTCATCTTTAACAGAAGCTTGACCAAATCCACTTAACTTCACTTCTTCTTCAAACGATCTGTCAGAAGTTTCTGTTTCATAAATCTGCTCATGCTCATTCTCGTATTTAGCATACTCTAATCCAAACAGGGCATTTAATCCCGGAAGGAGTTCTTTAAGTAACTGCGCTCTTGAAATTGCCATTTCTTATTCTCCTTTATATGCCAGTTGTATTGTCCATGATATGCCCCGCATTAAACTTAGCAACTAAGTCAGTGTATGAATCACCGCTTGAGTTGTCAGATTTAGGCGAGATATCTACTATCCTTACAGGAAGTGTAGCAGTCGTAGTGGCTGCTGTAGATATATCAATGGCGTTTTTACTTGTTCCAATACTTGTTGAACCAGCAGTTTGAACTACCGCTACATTGTTTCCGATATTGGTCACAGCGGCTGAGCCATCTGCTTGCATTTCGAAAAGAACATTTGGGTCATCCAATACATAAGCTTGAATATCATCAGCTGCTGTACTTGCTGGAAAGTATTGAGAAAAAGTTTTCTGGCTTGTATTTGGATCGGTATAAGATACACCTAGAAAAATTCCTACGGGAGTCAATGAAGTTGTGCCAGTGTCTTTTTCGACTGTACCAGCAGCAACTAACTTAACGAAATCGCCATAGAAAATTGCAGTGCCATAGCCAGAAGCTATGCCGTAATGTCTTACCTTGCCGGTGAAAGAACCGCTTGCACTCAAAGTGCCAACAGGTCTTGCTCCGTAAGGTGTTGCTGAACTACTCATTTTATATACCTTTTATACAAAAATTTAACAAAAAAGATAGTAATTACTTACCACCTTTACCAAAAGTAACCTGTGTCTTCCTTTCTTTAAACATAGGCATGGCAGGGTTTTCATCCCTCATGTAGTTAGCATCTAAAGCAGACATCTGTTGATCCGCTTGCTGAATATAATAATCAGCACGCTTCTTGATTTCTTCTTCAGGTGCTTTACATAAAAGCAATCCACCTACCTCTACACCATCTTTGAACTGCGAGTTAGTATCCCTAACCATTTGCAATTCAGGATGATCCTCTGCTTTAACAGGTGTCCAACCTTCTCTGAACTTAGTTGATACATTCATATTGTCAGACTGTCCAGCAGATGCTGTACGTATCCAACGGAAAACATATCCGGGTTCAGGTTTAGGGTCAGGCAACAAGTTTGGGGGAGACCAAGGTTGTTCTCGTTGCTCAGAGTCTCTTGACTCTAATTCACGTGGGTTGCGCTCTTGAACATCATTTTGTTCTGACTTTTCCATTATCTTTGCTCCTTCGCATATTGCGCTGCGTATTGTTCTGGTGTAAGTCCAAGTTTCTTGGCGAGAGTAACTTGAGTCTTGGTTAACTGCACTGTGCGCTGTTTAGTACTTGCTCTATTAGCAGGTGCTACCACAGTCGAGGGTCGCTGTGAGGATGCAGTGTTCTCCTCAAAGCGTTCTGGAAATCTTTGTTTTACAGCTTCGTCTACTCTTGAATAATAAGTTTCAGAGTCTCTCACAGGATCGATTCCTTCTCTTACTAATTTAGCGTGCATACCATAAGCTAATGCTGTCATATCCTCATCGCCAGCACGTTCAAACCAAGGATTCTGCCTTATGTATTCAGCAGCAGCAGGGTCTATAGATACCTGTTCTTGTGTTGGTTGTGCGTATTGAGGTTGTGCATATTGTTGTGGTTGAGGTTGCTGTACTGGTTGAGGCATTTGTGGTTGATAATTATCAACATAGTTTTTATCAGCATAAGCTGATGATAACTTTTCTTGTGCCTCTAATAACTTTTCTGTGTCACCAGCCTCATATGCTTGCTTATAAGTTTCTTTAGCTGCCTCTATCTCAGTAGAGGTTTTAGTTTTTAAACTATTAAGTAACGCATCTTCACTTTTAGCAACTGTAGCTTTAAGTCTCTGATTCTCATCATGTAACTGTTTTGCTATGCCAGCAGCTTCATCCCTTACTTTTTGGGCAGCTTCTGCTTTTCTGCGCTCTTCGTGATAATCAAACTTAAGTTTGTCTATACGTTTTTTAGTTCTTTCACCGATGCCTTCTATTTCTTCATCGACATCATCATCGGATAATTCTTGCTTTGGTGGTCTTTGATCCTCTACTGGACGATCATCAACTACTTCTATCTCTACATCAGGTACAGGTACTTGTACTTCTGTAGTAGGAGCAAGTTCTTCTTCTAAAGCTTGTGCTTCTTCCATCATGCTTTCTCTATTCCTCTAGGGTCATCTACAACAGCTTCTACAGTATCATCATTAATAAGTCTAAATTCTTTGCCATGAATACTCATGCGTGTGCCACTATATGATCTCATAATAATAAAATCGCCTTCCTTACAGTATGGTCCTGTAGGAAATCTAGTTTCATCTTTATAGCAATCTGGACCCATCTTTAAAACAAAACCCACTATGGATGCTGTCTCCTCTCTCTTTCTATATTGGTCTGCAATAATAATACCACCATCAGATACTTCTTCGTGTTCTGGTAGTGCTATCAATATTTTATACCCTTGAGGTTCGGGAAGTTGTGTAGGTTCTGCGGATTCCGCTTGCTCTACAGCTTCCTCTTTTACTGCTTCAACTGTCATAAGTTTCCTTATGTTGCATCAAATATATATAGGAGTTTGACGTTCTCCTTTCCTTTCACCATGAAAGGTGCGTATTAACTTTCTACAACTGAATTATATTTATCAGTTATCTCACGGAGGGCAATACGTAACCCTTCGATCTTGCCCTTATAGTGGTAAAGTTCCGTAAGGTCCTTTATTTCTCCATCTATAATGACTTCAGTAATTCTATTTATCTCATCGTTTAAACTCTGTGTCAAGTCTTCTGTAAACTTTATATCAACTTCCATTAATCTTTAGTAAGTGTATCTGCTATCTTTCTACCTATCTCTGCACCTTTAGTTCTTTCTTGTGCAGATACTCTAGCTATATCAGCACCGACTTTAGCACCAGCCATTTCAAGATCAGCTTCGATCTTAATACGTTCTAGTTCATCTTTCATTCTAGCTTTCTCTAAGTCAGCAGCTATACGTGCCTCATCAGTGTTTGTTTTGTCTTGTGCTTGTTGTGCTTTGATAGCAAGTTCCTGTTGTTGCATTTGTAGAACAGGGTCTTGCATCTGTTCTTGTGCCTGTTCCATCTGAGCAGCTTGTAAGTTTTTACCAAGCAGTTGTTGTGCTGCTGCTGCCACTAGAGTTGATAGTCTTAGTTCTATTTCTGGTGGTAGTGGTTCTCCTACAGGTGGTAGTTTAGTTCCTATCTCCTCTTCTATCTGCCTTCTGTATTCAAATCCTAAGTGTTCTACTATGTGATTGCTTAGTGCAGCCTGTATTGCGTCAGCGTTAGGTGCTTGGGCAGCAAGTTCTTGTATCTTGGGGTCTTGTAACATAGACATATGCACTGTGATATGTGCAGCATGGTCTTGATACTCGAAAGCTTTTACAGGTTTGCCATTAAGTATGTCCATATTCTCTGATACAGGGTCTGTAGGATTGATGTCATCCTCTAATGGCACGATATCTTGCGCATCACGTATGCCTAACACCTCTAACATCTGTCTGTGTAGCTTTGGTAGGTCATATAACTGTGGTGCAGACTGTGCAAGTTGCAAAGCTGCCTGATATTGCATGATTCTTTGCGCCATTGTTGCTGCATTTGGGTCTGATACTGGAATTATGTCTACTCTTTCGTCAAAATCTACAGCTTTTATGGCTGTATCGCCATCAACTTCGTATTCGTAGTCTGCTGGCATGTAATCTTTGATGATATCCGACAAGATTCCTAGTTCTTGGCGCATGGATGCGTGTAATCTAGCTTGAATCGCGCCCATCACCTTCATATTGCGCTCTAATAACGCTAATGTCGTACCTACAGGTGCTTGATTGTTCATGTCAGACACCTTCAAGTCTGTTATAGAAGCAAATCTACGTCCTTCCTCTACAATATTTCCTAATAATTGGTACAAAGTGCCTGATGGTTCTTTATATGGAAGGAAAGTTATGTTGTCTCTGATGCTTCCACCCGGAATATCTACATCACGGAACTCTCCGGGATAGATTGGAGTGTCATCACCCTTGATTCTAAGACCTCTAGTCTTCAAACCACCCGGTAAATTAGCTAAAGTACCTGCATCAACCAGTTGTCTAAGCAAAGAAGTAGCAGATTTTGCTAGTCCACCTACCATATGTATCAATCCGAACCCATAAAAGCCTAATCCGGGCATGTATTTATAGTGAACAAAGTGTTGTCTACGCTCTTTCATGGGGTCAGACTCTAAATAATTACGCCTGATTGATAGAACTTCACCTGATCCTTGATCTATTGTTACTACATAAGGCAAAGCAATACCTGTTTTGTTGCCATTACGTTCATCTTCAAAACCTACTAGGTCTAAATCTACATGCATTTCTAACAAAGTGTGCATTCCATCTTTGCTATAGCTGTTTACATCGTACTCGTAGTTAGGATTATCACCTGCTAACTCTGCATACTTCGCTCTAATCCTATCTGCACCTATACTAGACTGAGGTAAAGATACTTCTCTATAGAAATCAGCGTACTGTAACTTTAAAATATCATTTAATGTCATCCTCATAACATGAGTAGCACGTGCAGCTGTTCTTAAATCAGATGCACCATAGCTAACAACAAAGTCTTCTGCTGGTATAAACATGGAACATGGTCTTTGCATGTTCACATCGTAGTAAATCTTTTTAAATGCTGATCCAGCTAAAGGCAAACTAAACAACATATTCTCTGTTTCATTCCTATACTCTTTCATTTCTTCTGTAAGAAGATAATTCATATAGTCTTGAACACGTTTACCTTGTTGTTCTTTATCGTCAGTTATCTTGCCAACTATATTAGTTCGTACTGGACCTGCTGCTGGAAATATTTCTGTAATAGCTTGTGATTGAAAACGTACAACCGCTTCTGATAAGAGTGGATGATAAACACCACACGCACCAGCCCAAGGCTCGTTACGTTCTTCTATTTTTAATCCAAGGTTGTCTAAACCTTCTGTGTATGTCTTTTCCCAATCAGACCTAGAATCTTTATCTGATTCATAAGCTGACACAAGTTCGTGTCCTAAGAAAGATAAATCTTTTTCTGATAAGTATTCTGCTAAGTTAGCATCAAAGGGTACTTGTTCATCTAAGGAGGTAGGATCAAAGTCAATTAACATCCCCCCATCTTCTGTTTCTATTGCGACCACTTCAGGATCAACAACAGTTATGTCAATGTTTTCTTCAGCCATTTAGATCAGTTTAAATATATTAATAGTATTTAGCAACCCTATCAGACACATCTTCATACTCATCATCATCATGCTCTAATCTGATAAATCCACCTTGTCTAAATCTTAATAAAGCTTGTGTTGAAGAGTCCACTAAGTCATCGTGGTCTCCTACAGGAAAAGATGCAAACTGTTCTACAACTTCTTCTGCCCATCTTTTCTTCGGATACCATACTGTACCTGATGCGAATAAATCTGCTACTGCGTTTACACGTGCAATCTTATCGTTACCCCTAGAAGGTGTAAACTCTTGTACAGGTATGCCCATTTGTCTTAATTCAAATATCAAAGGTGAACCAGCAGCTTTTGCCTCAACAATAAAAGCATCAGGCATCCATAGTTGATGTTCTTCAAATGCTCTACGTTTTAATTCAGGGAACTCCATTCTTTCTTGAAATGCATCCAGCAATATAACTTGTGGAGCAGGATAGCCATTCTCACCTTCTTTATAGAATACACCCCATGTAGTGCATGCAGAGAAGTCAGAGCGTTGTGTTTTTAAGAAAGCGGTATCCCATGATTGAATAATGAATTCACATGCTGGAGGTTCTTTATGTTCCCATTCCTTCCACCATTCACGTTTAACAATAGCACTTTCTTCCGATACAGGGTTCTGTTGATACTGCGCCTCCCAATGTGATATAGGTAGGGTTGCCTTAATCTTTTCAAGTTCATCTACCTTCCAGTATTCTTCCCATAGACTTCTGCCTGATGGCAATATAGCTGGCAGTTCAATAACTTCCCACTCATCACTATTGTCTCTAGTAGCTGCATCCTTAAGTATAGAACCACATAAGTCTTTCTTACCCCATCTAGTCATAACAATGATAATCGCACCACCCGGCTGCAAACGCTGTCTAGGACCGGATAAATACCAGTCGTATGTGCTTTCGAAAATTTTTGGATCAGCAGACTGTCCTTGTTGTTCTGAGTGTGGGTCATCAATAATTAACAAATCCGCACCACGACCCGTTACCGCACCGCCAACTCCGATTGAAAAATATTCACCGCCACCCGATATATCAAATCGTCCAGCTGCTTTAGAATCGAGATTCAAACTTACGTCTGGAAATATATCCTGATACTCCTCGCTATCAATAAGGTTACGCACCATTCTACCGAAACGGAGAGACAGTTCAGCAGTATGTGAAGCCATAATGATCTTCTTATGCGGTTGTCTGCCAACTATCCATGCTGG